CGTCACGAAGAACTAGAAAGTATTGCACTTGCACTAGGACGTCGAAACAAAAATAACGTATTGCTTGTTGGTGATCCAGGTGTAGGTAAAACTGCTATTGCAGAAGGACTTGCTTGGAACATTGAAAACAAACAAGTACCAACGTTTTTACAAGAATATAATGTTTACAATCTAGACATTGGTTCAATGCTTGCTGGTTCAAAATACCGAGGCGACTTTGAAGAACGTTTTAAAATGGTTGTAAAAGCATTGCAGAAAAAAGGCAAGACTGTGATGTTTATTGATGAAGCACACATGATTAGTGGTGCTGGAGCAGGTGGGGGCAACAGTGCCAACGACCTTGCTAACATGTTAAAACCTGCACTAAGCAAAGGTAATATTAAAGTTGTTGCTTCAACTACTTGGGAAGAATATCGCAAGTACTTTGAAAAGGATCGTGCTCTTATGCGTCGATTCCAGCGTGTAACAGTTGACGAACCGAGTGCAGAAGTAACAAAAGATATTCTACAAGGTATTAAAAAATACTATGAAGAATTCCACGGTGTTACAATTACTAACGAAGCAATTAATGCAAGTGTCAAACTGTCAGTTAAGTATCAACATGACAAAAAACTTCCTGACAAAGCAATTGATTTGATTGATGTAGCATGTTCACGCTTCAAACTAAAAGAAGAAGAAATTGAAGATAAGATTGTTGGCGTAGAAGAAATTCAATATGAACTTTCTAAAATTGTTAACATTCCTGAAGAAACTGTTAAAGAAGCAGAAAGTGAAAGTCTTGCTAATCTTGACAAGAATATGAAATCAGAAGTGTTTGGTCAGGACGAAGCAATTGATAAAATTGTTGACAAAATTCATATTGCACAGGCAGGTCTTAAGAGTGAAAACAAACCTGTTGGTAGTTTTGTGTTTATGGGTCCAACAGGATGTGGTAAGACTGAAACTGCTAAACAGTTGAGCAAGCACTTGGGTATTCCATTAGTACGCTTTGACATGTCAGAGTTTATGGAGAAGCACTCAGTTGCTAAGTTTATTGGTTCACCTCCAGGCTATGTAGGACACGAGGAAAACGCAGGACTATTGATTACTAAACTTCAAGAAACTCCTAACTGTGTTCTATTGCTGGACGAAATTGAAAAAGCACACCCAGATGTTTCACAGATCCTACTACAGATTATGGACAATGGTTTTGTTACAGGTAGTAATGGTAAAGTAGCAGATGCACGTAATTGTGTTCTTATTTTAACTACTAACTTGGGTGCAGCCGCAAGCGAACAGAATACTATTGGTTTTGGTGAAGATGTTCGAGACTATGAAGATACTGAACTAAAACAATACTTTAGTCCAGAGTTCCGTAATAGACTTGATGGCGTTATTACATTTGGTAAACTAGAAAAGAACACAATGATGAAGATTGTTGGTAAGTTCTTGCTAGAACTAAAAACTCAAATTGTAGACAAAGACGTAAATATGACTATTACAGACGATGCACTAGATTATCTAGTTGATAAAGGCTTTGATCCAACAATGGGTGCAAGACCATTACAACGTGTTATCGATCAAGACATTAAACGTCCTTTGTCGAAACTATTGTTGTTTGGTGATCTTCGAAACGGTGGTGACGTAAAAGTCGATGTCAAAGACGGTAATCTATTGCTTGTTACAGAGTCAGTGGAAGAAACCGTTGTATCAGAATAAGTTTACTTCAAAACTATTTTATAAAAAATATGCATACAGGCTAGGGATTAGATGTCACCTAGCCAGTATCTTTAGAAATAAAGATTTTAATTATGCAAAATATAGATTAGATCTTTGGAATCAAGACATTGCTAAAGGTATAGTTCCAACCTTTGGTATATATGGCACTGGCAATGCTATACAAATGTCAGATATACACCTAGCATTAAGACTACTTAATATTTTTACAACTGCAAATACTGAATTTACTCTACGTATTGAAAGTAAAACTATCAATGTTTTTAGTAATGATACTGTATGGTTAGACAGTTTAAAAAATAAACTGCACTACCATATAGTTGACTTTATGGAGCCTAAAAACACTGATATGGCATCTTATTTGTTAGAAAATCCTAACATTGAAATAGTAAAAAATAACGAATACGAATATAAACTTAAAACTAGATACGTTAGACAGTCTTTTAAACCTTTTGCAGAATGGTGTCAAAAATTTCCAAAGCATGTTAAAATAAGCAATATATTTTTAAAAGAGCTGATGACAGATTCTTTTCTTTCTGAGGGTCGTATAATACACGTAAAAGACAAAAAAACTTTAAATATAGTTACACTGTTTATAGGCGAAGGAATACAAAGTGTTACACGCCTAGTGACCAGTGACGACTTAGATATTTAAAGTAAGGATAAATACAGTATGTCCAGTAGAAGCGTAATTATACAACCATCAATAGCATATGACATTTCAAGAGTGCTGCCTTATATGACTGAAAAAACAGCAGGGGACGGATACTTTGGAAGTGGTGACGGGAATCATACAGTTCAGTTTGGCCTAGACGGCTTTACTGGAAAGTTTCACGTTGAAGCAAGTATTGCTAATAATCCAACAAGTACAGATTGGATTACTATTAAACTTGCAGAGCCAACAGTTAGTACTACACAATTAACTGTATTGGCATCAGGAGCAGTTTCGCAAAGTGGTAATCTCGTTAGTGAAATAGAATATACTGCACCAGAAACAAGCACAAAAATTTATAACTTTGTAGGTAATTTTACCTGGATTAGAGTGGTTGTTGACGTTTGGACAGCAGGAACAGTAAACAGTATATTGTTGAATCACTAAGAGATGAGTAATGGCGAAACAGACAATAAACATAGGTGCTTATGAATTTGATTTAAATGCAGACACACTACGTGATGCATTTGATAAAACAAATCAAAACTTCTCTGAGCTATACTCAACACCATATACACCTTCAACTTCAACTGATTGGAACGGAACTCCGCCTACTACAGTAGGTGAAGCACTTGATCGTCTTGCTACAGTGGTTAAAAGTTTAAATGGTGGTACGGGAGCATAACGATAAATACACTAGTATATTATAGGAATATAAAAGAATGGCAAACAGAGTACCGTTAATTGTTGATATAAACGACAATAATAAAATAAAAGAACTTCCGGTAGGCGATAATTTAGACCTAAGCGGAAGTGATATTTCGCAAGTTGGTAACATTACTTCAACTGGTGTTATCAGACAGGGCGGTTTACCTGTTAGTACTTTTACTGGTGTTTATGCTGATCTACAAGGTCTTCCAAATATTCCTATTACTACAAGTGACCTTGTAAACGATGGTGACGGAAACCCAGGACTAGTCTTTATTACAGCAGCAGACATTCCGCCATTTACAGATACACTAGCAGATGTTGTTGGCAGAGGACAAACTTCACTAGATGGTATTATTATTGCTACAGCTACACTGGACGTAGGACTTAGCGTTGGTACCCAAAACAGTAATGTTGCTAACTTTACATTTAACAATGTTAACGATTTAACAGATACACCTGCACAAATAAAACTAAGACATTCAGATCAAGCACTAGGTAAACTAGCAGACATAACTTTTGACGGTGTTGACAACGCAGGTAATAGTGTTGATTTTGGACATTTAGAAATGTCTGTATCTAACAACACACAAACAGGATTAGATTCCAGATACGAATTTTATGTACGTGGTGGCACAGGTTCAAACGGTTCACTACTAAACACATTTAGAGTTGACAAAAATGGTGTTACTGTAAACGGAAGAATAACTGGTGATATTGACAGTAATTCTTCAAGTACATTTAATGCTATTTCGTCGCAGTCACTAGCAGTAGCAAACACATTTACAATAGGTGATATTGTTATTGACGCAAGTCAAACATCAATACAATCAGGAACTACAAGACTTAATATTGGTTCTAACAATACTAACATTACTATTGGTGGCAGTGGTAACACTGGCATTGATATTGAAACTGCAAAAGTAAACATCAATAATGTACTAGAAGTTGATGGTGAATTAAAAGCACAAGCATTTCCACTTTCAGCAACATTTACAGGCGGCTTAAATGTAACTGGCACTGATCCAAATATGTTGTTGCGTTCAACAGATGCATTTAACAACAATGGTTCAACAGCAACATTTAAAATACAAAGTGACAGAAAGAACCCTGCTATCAACAGCGATATGGGTGAAATTGAATTTATTGGTCTTTCTGCACAAGATAGTTGGGCAAGTTATAGAACTGTTGCAAAAATTAGAGTTGGTACAGAAGATGACGAAAGCGTACTAAGTGCTAACCAAAGTTCATTCTTTTATAAATTTGAAGTATTTGATAACACACATACTCCTGTACAAACAGGTAACTACACAAGTATTCCATTTGTTATAGGTTATAACAGTGAACCATCAGGTGCTAGTGGCGATGCATACAAAGCAACTATTGTAAACTTTTATAATGCACAAGATGACTTTATTGTACTGGGTGGTTCAGTAGATGTTAACGGCTTCCCTAACAAGTTACTATGGGTAGATTACAGTACAGAAAATACAAGTGTACATGGTAACTTTACCGCAGGTGGTGATTTAACAGTTAACGGAACTGGTACAAGTTCTATTGCAGGTAACCTAACAGTTACAGGTGACTTAACAATTAGTGGAACAACCACTACAGTTAACTCAACAACACTAGAAGTTACAGACCTAAACATTACTGTTGCAAAAGATGCAGCAAATGCTACCGCAGCAAACGGTGGTGGTTTAACAGTTGATCTAGGTACTGATGGTGCTGCAACACTAACTTATGCTAGTGCAACTGACCGTTGGCAGTTTGATAGAGATCTTGGTGCAAGCAACGTATATGCTACTAACTTTAATGGTGCATTAGTTGGTAATGCAGATACTGCAACTCAACTAGCAAACGCTCGTAGCATCAACAATGTTAGCTTTAATGGTACTGCTAACATTACTATTACAGCACAAACAGACTATGCACTAACCGCAGGTACAGGTATTAGTTTAGGATCAGGCGTTACTACGTGGAGTGGTGATGCAGCAAGAACTATTGAAAATACTGACCTAGGTAGTGATCAAGATATTATTAAAACCATTACTGTTGCAGACACTATTGGCTCATTTGTAATGGCAGAAACTGGAAGTTACAGTGTAAGTGGTAACTCAGACGAATTTACATTTATTGGTAGCACAGCAATTGACATTGACATTGATGCAACTAATGGTGCTATACAAATACTCAACACAGGTGTTACAGATCTTACAACAGGTACAGGTCTAAGCACAAATACAAACGCTACTGGTGCAGTAAGTATTACTAACACTGACAGAGGTAGCGATCAAAACATATTTAAAACTGTTGCGGTAACAGGTTCAAACAGCATTGTAGCAGATTCAAACAGCGATACACTAACTGTATCAGCTGGAAGTGGTATTTCATTAACTGGTAATGCAACCACTGACACATTAACTATTGCAAACAGTGGTGTTATTAGTATTGCAAACGGAACTGCAACAAGTGTTACTAACAATGGTGCAGGTACATTTACAGTTAACAATACTGGTGTAACAAGTATTGCTGGTACTGCTAGTGAAGTTGAAGTTAGTGCATCAACTGGTAGTGTTACTATTGGATTACCTGCAAGTATTCAAACTACAAACGCAACATTTACAGGTAGCTTAGTTGTTAACGGTAATACTACACTAGGTAACCAAGCAACAGATACACTAACTATCGGTGCACCTGACAGTAACACACCAACAAACACAGCAACACCTGCAGGGTATATGGAAATAGTACTCAACGGTACAACAGTATACATACCGTATTACACATAAGGAATAGGCAATGGAAAACTTTATTAGCATAGTATTTGATGAAAAACCAGATAGAAACTTTAGCAAAACATTCCTTGCATGTTTTGATAACATCAACGAATCACTAATGGAAGAAGAAACAGACTATGTTGTTTTTGAAGCAAAAGGTGGTAAAACTGTTTATCGTGTAGGTATTAAAGAATCTCCTAGTGATGCAGAAGCAGACAAACTAGCAGATCATCTGTACACACATTTATATACACAAGGTTATGACAACTTTGATATTGAAATTACAGGCGAAGATACTGACGAAGAAACTTATGATGGAGATGAGTTTTTTGAAGCATATGGTGTAATGTGGTACAACGACGATGATGAAATTGATGAAGCAGAATACCGCGGACGTAAAGTAAAACTTGGCAAGCCTATGCAAGGCGATGTTAAAAAATTTAAAGTATATGTAAAGAATCCAAAGGGTAATATTGTAAAAGTTAACTTTGGTGACAAGACTATGCGTATTAAAAAGTCTAACCCAGCACGTAGACGTTCATTCCGTGCTAGACATAATTGCGATAATCCAGGACCTCGTCATAAGGCACGTTACTGGTCATGTAGGAAGTGGTAAGATGTTATTAAGAGAATTTTTTAACAGCGAACAAGATTCACAAAAGGTACGTTTTGACTATGATGTAGTTGATGACGTGCATCAATTTATGATTAATGATCCTATGTTCTATCGTAGAACATATTATCCAGCGGTTTCTAATATGTGCAGCCAACACAAAAAAGGCGTACAAATAGATCCACGCAGTTCATTAGAACCTATTATTTTAAATGCTTGCAAACAGTATGTAGAAAAGTTTCAAGTTAATGCAGATTCTGAAAAATTACTTGATGAAGAAGAAATTGAATTGTTGGCTTGTAAAATATATGATATTGAAACAGGAGCCAACTAATGAGACTCAGAGAAATATTTGAGGCACCAACTAGAACGGCAGTAATGGCCTTTGGTCGTATGAACCCGCCCACTATTGGTCATGCAAAACTAGTAGAAAAGATTAAAAACCTACCAGGTGACCACTATGTATTTCTAAGTCAGTCACAAAAACCTGCAACTGATCCTTTGTCATTTACAGACAAACTAAGATACGCTAAATTTTTCTTTCCAGAAATTACTATTGGACATCCTGAAGTAAGAACTATTATACAAGCTCTACAAAAAGTACAAGAATTAGGATACGATCATCTAATATATGTTGCAGGATCAGATCGTGTTAAATCATTTGAAGAATTACTAAACAAGTATAACGGTAAAGATTATACATTTAAAAATATACAAGTTGTAAGTGCCGGTGAACGTGATCCAGACGCAGACGGAGCAGAAGGCATGAGTGCAAGTAAAATGCGTCAAGCAGCGGCAGAAGGCGATTTAGATTCTTTTAAACAAGGAGTACCTAATCCAGAAGTTGCAGACGAAATGTATGCAGCAGTAAGATCAGGAATGGGTATTAGAGACGAGGAAACCGCAGATGCTACTACGTGAACTATTTTATAAAACATTAAACGAAGCAACACTAAGACGTGGCAGCAGAGGCGACGAAGTTAAAGCAATGCAAAGAGCATTGGGTATTAGACCAGCAGATGGTATCTTTGGTCCTGCTACAGAAAGAGCTGTTAGAAATTTTCAAACAGCAGCAAAAATTACCGTTGACGGTATTGCAGGTGGACAAACACAAGCAGCAATTCGTAAATTTGCAGAAGAACCAGGTGCATCAAGCGACTATGGTCAAATAAGACCTGGCACCGATTGGAGTGCATTAGATCCAGGTGAAATTGAACTTACACTAAGACAAGAACCAGCAGCACAAGAACCAGCAGCACAAGAACCAACAGGTGTCGGACGTGGTGACGGCGGTGCAGAAGCAGCTCGTAGAGCAGCAGACAACAATGGACAACCACGTGGTTCAGAAGCTGATGTAATGAGTCAACAAGTTGCAGAACCAGAAAACGGTTGGCAAGATGTTGATCCACAGTTTGCACAAGGTCTTCCAGACGGTTATGAAATAAAACGTGGTCGTGTAGACGGTGAAGATATGTTCTTACTTGTACGTCCAAATGGTACAGAAGAAACAAGTAATGATCTACAAGGACTAATACGTGTTGCACAAGCAGATATCGAAGCAGATCAAGAACGTGCAGCCGGTGCAGGCATAGACGGTCGAGATGCACAACGAGCTCAGGGCATGGGCATAGAACGCCCTGCAGATCCTGCAAGCACAATGCGTGACAATGAGATTGAAGGTACTGGTCAATGGCGTATTACTCCGTCACCAAACAATCCTACTACTTTTGTTGTTAGACGTCCAGACGGCAGTATTGACACAAGTTTCAACAATGGTAATCCGTTTACAAGATCTAAAGCAGATGGTGAAGGTCAACAATACATTGACAGATTAAACAGAGAGCAAGGAACAGCAGACGAACCAGAAGTTACTGGATCAGGTCGTGGCGACGGCAATGCAGAAGTTGCAGCAAGACGTGAAGAAGCAGCAAGACAAGCAACCGAAGAGTTTGTTAGAGCACAAGTTGCTGAACTAACTAGAGTACGTGCAACCATGCCAAACGATCAACTAATACAAACTATTACTCAACGTGCAGTTGAACAAGGTCTAAACAACAACTGGAGAGAACGTGGTGCTATGGCTGCATATATTGCAGAGCTAGTACCAACAGTTGATAGAACTACACCTACTCCAACTGCAAGCACAGATTCTCCTACTTTACAAAGTCCAGAAGTAGGCGGCGATTCAGAAGTACAAAGACCTTCAACTACAACAACTCCAGGTGGTTCAAATCAAACAACACCAGGTCTAGGCGGAGTGCAAGAACCTGAAGCAGCACCGAGTGTAGACAGTGCTACAGCAACAGCACAACAAATATCAAGATTCCAACAAGCATACGGCAGCGGCAGCGATGGACAACTTCCGGCACTGTTCCGTGACAGATTTTTAAACCCTGCACTAAACTATCAACAAAACTCACCAGCAGAAGAAACACAAAGTTTAAATGCTATGAAAGCACTTCAAGCAGAACTTGCAGGTGAAATACCGCAAGCAGTTGCTAGAGTCACTATTGAAAGAATGTTACAATCTGACTTTGGCGGAGAAGTAAGAGGTGAAGCTACTTTCTCAGGGCTCATCAATGAACTAAAAGGAATGGTTCAAGAACTTCAAGGCGATCCTGAACTTAGAACACAAGCAGAATACTATCAAATAAAACTAGCAGTTATTGAAAAACTAATGCAAGATATGGCAAGACCAAATGAAAGTGTTGAGCTAGATAGAATTAAGATGTTAGCAGGTGTGTAATGGATTTAGAAGAACTCAAAAGATTAGCAGGTGTAAACGAGCCACAACCTTGGCAAAACACTGTATCTCTTGAGAATATATCACACACTGCAAATGAACTAAAACAAAAAGAACGTGAGCTAGGATTAAAGCCAGGCGATGCTGATTGGTTTAAACTTTGGTTTAGTTTACCACATATGACAGGATCTGTTAATTCAAAGTTTAGAGGACGCAAGAAATGAAAATAGATCAACTAGACGAAGGCGTTGGACGCATTGTAAAAGGTGTTAACACTACACCCGATGTTGATGTAGATCAAGTTTCTAAAGAAGCAGCAAAGTTTGGCTTCAAAGTAGACAAAGATGGACGTCCTCCGCTTATTACTAAAAAATCTAAAAACAATCCTAACACAATGTTTAACCTAGGCCTAACAGAAGGATTTAATCCTTTGAGTTGGTTTGAAGGTGGACTAGCAAACAATCCAGAATACAAAGCATGGAAGCGTATATATGTGCGTAATCCACAACGTGCTGAAATGACTTTTAGAAAAAAACACAAAGAGTTTCTTGCTTACTACAATGACAAAGAAGAAGTAAACAGTAGTAAAACGTTTACTGATTATGAATTGGCTCTTATGGAGGGCGGCCATAGCATAGAAGATTTAGACAAACCAACTCCGTCTATTTCTGATCTTGCTAGTAAACACAATGTACCTGTAAAACAAATTCTTAAACAATTAGAAATGGGCATTGAAGTTGAATATGAACATACTAGTAATTTTGAAGTTGCAAAAGAAATTGCACTAGATCATATTGCTGAAGATCCAAGTTATTATGATAATTTAAAATTTGTTGAAGGCTTTGCAAGCGATGCACAACGCAAAGCAGCATTTGCTAATGGATACAAACCTAAAAAGAAAAAGAAGTCATGAGATTAAGAGAACTTATATATGAAAACGAAATAGCCAGTACTACTGAAATTTTCGTAGACATGGATGGAGTTCTTGCAGACTTTTTTACAGAATGGAAAAAACTTATAGGACAAGGTTGGAGAGATATTACGGATATCAAACCAGCACTACAAAAGATTAGAGACACTGAAAACTTTTGGTTAGACTTGCCTATGACTGCTAATGCACAAAACTTATTAAATCTTATTAAGGATGTTAGAGGCGAGTACAATATACTAAGCTCACCATTACCAGATGATCCTAATTCAGAACCACACAAACGTGAATGGATTGAAAATAATTTAAATTTCTTTCCACCAAAGCGTGTTATTATTACACACGACAAAGCAAGATATGCTACACAAAGAGATGGTACTCCTAACATACTAATTGATGACTACGGTGTTAACATACGCAACTGGGAAGGTGCAGGTGGTGTTGGTTTTAAATATAAAGATCACAAGTTTGAAAGAACTGCTGATGCTATTAAACAGCATATACAAGAGCCTGTAGAAGAAAACTTTGCTGAAAGTGTAGATTTAGTTGAAAACCCTCTAATAATAATTGCTATTCTAGCAAGAACTGCTGCTCCAGAACTTAGTAAGCGTGGACTGCAATGGTTACATAGAGTTGTGCAAAAAAACTTTAAACAACCTCTTAAGGCTACAGAAAAAGAAGCTCAACAAATAGACAAAGTTCTTACTAAGATGGAAAATGCTCAACGAAAAGCAGATAGATTTAATGCTAACGTTAGAGCAGGTGAGCATATGGATCAGGGTAAAGCAGAAGCTGCTGAAAAGATTGTACATTTAGGTAAGCAGGAAATTGCTAAAATACTAAAAGGTATAGAAAAGACTATTGAAAGTATAGACGAAAACTTTGCTGACGGTAAGAAGAAAGGCAAAAGCCGTCCGGGTAGAGTTAAAAAAGCAGGTGCTAGTTGTAAAGGTAGTGTAACTAGTTTACGTAAAAAAGCAAAAAAGTATAGTGGTGAACGAGGCAAAATGTATCATTGGTGTGCTAACATGAAATCAGGTAGGAATAAATAGTAGTATGAAAATATTTGAAATAGTAGAAGGTAACCTAGTATTAGATAAAAGCCGTTTACGCTCACATATCATTAGTTTAATCGCAGATAAAGTTGCACAAACAGATGATATTGAACAACTTGCAGAATGGTTAAAGTTTATTGTAGGTAAAGAACTAAAACCTCGTTCAGGTAGTGACCATCGCTATGTAATTTCAGATGAAGATATTAAAGAAGCATTTCTAGAAGCACACGGTAATAGTAAAGTATACAACAAATGCTGGAAAGGTTATCGCAAAGTAAAAGGTAAGAAGCGTGGCGAAAAAGGCTCTTGTGTTAAAGAAGACGCAAGTGCAGGTGCAACTAGTTCAGGTAATATTGCTAGTGTTGCAAATCCTCGTGCAGCATATGCTAAGATCAAACGTGACAAATACGGTGTTCCTATAGCACCACAACGTAAAAATTCAGACGGCACAGCCAAAAATGCACTAGATGGAAAAGACACTCTAATGGCTAGTGCTAAACCCAAAACAATAAAACGAGCCTCGTAAGACGTTGCCTTGATAAATACATTATAGTATTTAGGAGCAACCGAATGACTAAAAAAGTTAACGAAGGACACTTAGGTGATATGGCTCACGCAGTTGAGCGTGATCACGAAGTGCAAATGGCACGAGCCGAATTATACAAAATTGCCAAATATGCAATTAAATTGCATGATATGCTAAAAGGTGTTTCAGAAGCACAAGGCATTGAAGGTTGGCAGCAATCAAAAATTACTAAAGCAGCAGACTACATTGGATCTGTGTATCATGCACTAGATTATGAAATGAAGTTTGAAGAAAATGTTGTTGAAACTGCAAAAGCAAAAAAAGCATACGTTCCTGTTAAAGATTCTGTAAACTACAAGCAAACACTAAGCAAAGTATTAGAATCTAAACTAGCAGAAAAACTTCAAGTTTCCGATGGAATTGAAGCATGGATCAAAGACTTTCAAGAGTCAAATGCTCCACAGTTTCAAGGCAAATCAAAAGAAAAACGTAGAGAAATGGCTGTAGCAGCATTTAAAGCAGCAGAGGCAGGCAACTAATGGATTTCTACGCAATGAGCAATCTCATGAAAGATCTTATTCCTTCAGATCCTAAAAGAGATAGAGAAGCACTACTTGCCGCAGCAGGCAAGACAGTTTCAGATGTTCCACCTACTAAAGACTATGTAAATGAAAGTGCCCAAGTTGCTCCGGGCAGTTTACCTTTAGACTTAGACTTAGCAGGACTTGCTGCACTAGCAGGTGTTAAACATACCCCTAAATACTTAAAAGAAGATGCAGAAGTAGCAGCAGAACCAACAGGTCCTGCACCAAGTTTACTTCCTGGACTTACAAAAACAAGAAAAGATGTTGGCTCAGAAGATCCAACAGTTCTAGTACAACAAGCAATACGTAGAGCAATGGACGGTGAAATTATGCAGCCAAAACAGCGTGAAGCGTTTGCTCCGTATGCTAAAATGCTAGAGCGTATACTAGAAGAACCAAGACTAGCACAAATGCTAGATAATATTATTAAAATTGCAAATAGAGAAGATTCTGCACAACAAGAACCAGCACCAGAAGTAACTGAGCCCGAACAAACAGAATCAATAGTAGCTATGCTAAACAAACAACTAAAAGAACACATGGAGAAAAACAATGTCTGATATGCGTAAACTAATTGAGTCTGTAGAAAGACTGAATGAAGCTAGACGAGAATTTGATGCAGAACGCATTATTCAGTCTAACGGTGGATTAACTAATGTTAATATCAATAGAGAGCTTCCATCAAAATTATATACTGGAATTACAGGCTCTGGATACGGACCAGACGATGTTGTTAAAATTTATTATAGTGATCAAGAACGTTTAGATTCATGGTTAGCATCTAGTCAAGGTCGTCGTGCTGAAGAAGTAGGTGACACAGCAACGGCAGCAAGTGACAGAGAAGACAGAAGAATTCCAAGTATGGGTAACTGGGGTTGGGGAGCAGATCGCAACGCTATCAATAGAATTTTTGACTCTAAAGTTAGAAGCCTAGGAAGAGATCCAAGTTTAGAAGATATTCAAAGAGGTTTTAGAGAACTACGCAGTGAACTTGAATCAGGAAGTCATGACGTTAGCAGAAGTTATTCAGAAAGACAATACCTTGGTGCTGTTGCTAAACAAATCCGTGTTGAAGCATTGTTTAACTCTGATAACAAACTAGTTACAAAAGCAGAAAAAGATGAGAACGGTAACTACCAACAAGCAAGAGGTGCAAGCGAACGTCTTGCACGAGCTCTAGCAGATAGAGGACTACTTCCAGAAGAAGCAGCAGAAAACATTGGTTTCTTAGGTGGACTTGCAGGTGGATTAGGATACAGTGACGAAGACCGTGCCCAAACCTCAGGCGTAAATGCTAGTCGTCAAGGTCAGCAAAGAATGCGTACACAAGCAAGACGTTTCTTAGAACTACTTGCAAAACGTAACGAAGGTACACAAACTGAAGAAGGAATTACTTATATTTCATCACTGGCAAGACTGCTAACTGAAGCACTTACAGATGCAGAAGAAACAGAGTTCCAAGAACTACTACTAGTGTTCAAAGATACTTCATCATTAGATCAAATTGATGATGCAGAGACTGTGCGTTTAGTAACACAAGCAAGAGAAGCAGCAGCAAATATTGAACCACAAGCAGGCGATGCAGGTGACGATCTAGGAGCTGCTCCGACAGCACCACAACAGCCACAAGACCAAGAAGGTGGAGTAGCAGACGGTGTTGCCGATGCAGATGCTGCTGATAGCGGTGCTGCTTCAGGAGATCCAAATGGTATGTCACTAGCAGACTTTGCACAGTCTGGTAAGGGCGGTATTAAAAACGATCCAGGCGAAACTCGTGCTATTACAGAACTACAAGAGTTCTTAAAAACTATGGGTTGGGATATTGGCACTGACGGACGCTATGGTCCACAAACAATTAGTGCGGTAAAAGAGTTCCAGCAACTAGTTGGTCTAACAGATGATGGCGATGCAGGCCCACAAACTATTGAAAAGATTCTAGTTTGGGGTAGACTACCAGATGTTAAAACTTGGTCAGCACAACTAAAAGAACTAAACGAGTTGATTACAGCAGGTGCAACGTTTAATGGCGAGCAGCCTAATCAAACACAAGAAGAATCTAAATCTTTTGATTTTAGATCTATGATTAACATTGTTGAGTCAATGTTAAAAGAAGCAGTAACTCCAGAACAACAAGCTCGTGCAATGGAACTGTACAATGCACTAAAAGCAAAACTAGAAGATGGAGAATATCAGTCAGGACTGCCACAAGAACTACAAACACAATTTAGTGCAGTAGGAGAATGGGCAAGATCAGCACCAGCAACTGAACCAGAACAATCAGCGGATGATGCTAGAGTAGCAACAGACGTTGATAACATGGATGCTCAACAAAAAGCAAGAGCAATGCATGATGGTATTGACGGTGCAGGAACTGATGAACAAGCAGTAATGGCTATACTAGCTTCTATTGCAGATACCGCAGAATGGCAAAGAGTTAAATCAGCATTCCAAAATGCATACAACGAAGATATGATGGATTGGGTTAACGGTGAAGTTTCGTTTAGCGACCAAGACAGAGTTGATGCTATTGTTGCTCGTTTAGAAGGAGCCGATAGTGGTGATCCAGGAAGCGTAGAAGCTATTGCAAATGCTGCTGATGCTGCTGAAGGACTGTACGAAGCTATGAAAGGCGGCTGGTTGTTTGGTATGGGAACTACCGAAGATGCAGTATTAGCTATTCTTGGTAAAATACAAAATAGTTGGGAAAACGTACAATCTATTTACAAAGACAGATATCAAGCTGAACTACTACAACACCTTTCAGAAGAGTTTGGCGGCGATGACTTAATCCAACTAAACGGCGTTCTAAGAAGATTTAATGTTGAAATCACCGGCGAAGGTCAATGGGGTGCTCCAGCATCACGTAGTGAAAGAAATGGCTCTACAACAGTAAATGGTATTGCTCCAGACAACGAACAAGAAGGCGGCTGGATTGTACTATACTGGCAAGGTCAAAAGTACTACGTCAATCCTATTAAGCAAGGCGATAGGTTCGAAGGACACCAAGGTTCACCTGATGGCAGACGTGCATGGGTTACAAGTCCTGCTCTATTAACAGCAGTCGAAACAGAAGTTGAAAGAAGAAGAGCAGCAGGTACACTAACAGATCCTACAGCTACTCAACAGCAACAACCAGAAACTAATGATTTCGATAACGTATCGCCGTAAGGATAATTAGATGAAAGTATTTGACGTAATATCAGAAGCAAAACTAGACGAGTTTTATATTGAAGGCGGTGATCAGCAAGAATTTATTTCTGCTGATCGTGCTGAAGAATTAGCTATTAGCAGAAATGCTAGATTTAGACCATGGGGTACTGATGAAAGCGAGTGGACTTACAACAGTCAAAATATGAAAGCATTAGCAGAAGAAGCTATTTTAATATATGGAAATCATTATAGTGGTAGTCGCAGTGGTCACTCTCTTGAAGCTCTTGTTTCTGCTCTAGTTAATTACTGGAATGGTCCAGGTGCTCAAGAAAAGGCCAATATATCAAATATGATGAGAGTTATTTCAGAACAATCTAATCCTAAAATTAAAAAGAACGAAGCATTAGGCATGATGCTTAATAGTATTGTAATGAGTTTTAATTCTGCAAAATATGTTTTAGATAGAGCAAATGCACCTGAAGATGAAGATGGCAATACTGAAGATCCGTCTGTAGCTGATCGTCGAGGAACGCCAGTCCCTCCTGGAACAGACGATTTTCCAGAAGGATATGAAATACGTATGTTAGCTTCTAATAGATATCAGTTATGGGGTCCTAATAATCAAAAAATAGGAGATGATATCACAGGTGGTGGCAATTTATCTTTAGTTGCTATATCAAGAGCTAGACAACACGCAGCCCAAAATAATTAACCATTTCTGGTTGACAACACCCAAAATCTAATATATAATACACTTATAACTAACACAACAGGAGTGACCTATGAGTGACCGTACCTATGGTGCAGAAGAAAAAGCCAAACTCGAGCGACTAGTTCGTGAAGGCGTAACAGTACTACAAGAAGTTGAAGATCTACAGGCAGGATTAAAAGACACAGTAAAGGCAGTAGCAGAAGAATTAGATATCAAACCTGCTCTAATTAACAAAGCAATTAAGATTGCACAAAAACGTGATTGGCAGCAGCACTATGATGCGTTTGACGATCTAGAAACACTTATTACTACATTAGGCTACGATAAGTGATAAATCGAATTAAAGAATTTTGGTTACACAGTTACCGCACAGATAAGATAGCATTTGCGTTTGAACTTGTAAGTTTTATCTTTACAGTTGGTGCAAGTTTAACACTTGCATTGCATGCAGATGCACCTGATATGCGAATAGTGTATCCAGGTTTCTTTATCGGTTCGTGTACAGCAATTTATGCTTATTACAGACGTACACTAGCATGGCCTATGATGTTAACAACATACTTTGCCTTTGTTAATGTATTTGGATTTGGAGTAGCAATGCTATGGTGGTAGAACTTTTAAAAGTGTTATCATTTCTTTTAGCAGTGTATGCTATTCCAGTTTGGGCATTATGGATGTGGAACAAGGAGACACCAAATGACAGTACAACCTAAACCATATCAATTCCTAGCGTGGATTGCAACAGCAGTATTATTAGTGGCTGCAACAATGGCTGCATTTAACATGTATCCATATTACAGTTACGCATTTACAGTAGCAAATGGACTTTGGGTCCTAATAGGTGTTCTTTGGAAAGAGAAAAGTTTGATAGTGCTAAATGCAGGATTGACCATAATTTATCTAGTAGGTCTTTTTGCACAATAAATAATAGTAACGCCAATGGCAATTGCCAGGCATGTATGAAGGTTAAGTTGGCCATAAGCAACGAAGGAGAAATGAATGCCGTACGTTGATGCGATGTTTGATCGCGATCAAGATATTATACGTGTAGTTGAACGCCGTGACGGCAAAAGACACTATCACGAATACCCTGCAAAATATACTTTTTATTATAAAGATCCACGAGGCAAGTACAAGAGTGTGTACGGTGATCCTCTAAGTCGTGTTGTGTGTAAAAACACAAAAGACTTTCGTAAAGAAGTTGCTATCAACAAAGACAAAGAACTTTTTGAAAGCGACATCAATCCAATATTCCAATGTCTAAGCGAAAACTATCTTAACCAAGATGCACCTAAACTAAACATTGCGTTTTGGGATATTGAGACGGACTTTGATCCAGAGCGTGGCTTTGCTGATCCTGCAGATCCGTTTATGCCAATTACTGCTATCACTGTATGCTTACAGTGGTTAGACAGTGCATTGATTACTCTAGCAGTTCCGCCCAAAGGTCTTGCGTTTGATCAAGCACAAGAAATGTGTAAAGCACGTTGGGGTGACGAAGTTATTCTGTTTGAAAATGACGCAGATGGTAATGGCGAACGTGCTATGTTACAAGCGTTCTTAGATCTAATTGAAGATGCAGATATCTTTAGCGGTTGGAACTCAGAAGGCTATGACGTACCTTACACAGTTAACCGTATTAAACGTGTACTCAGCAACGATGACACAAGACGTTTTTGTTTGTGGGGTCAGATGCCTAAAAAACGTGAATATGAAAAATATGGTAAGACAAGTGAAACATATGACTTTGTAGGTCGTGTGCATTTAGATTCGCTCGAACTGTATCGTAAGTACACATACGAAGAACGTCACACATATCGATTAGATGCAATTGGTGAGCTAGAAGTAGGCGAGCGTAAAACTGTTTATGAAGGCACACTTGATCAACTGTATAACAATGACTTCGAAACGTTTATTGAATATAACAGACAAGACGTTGCACTACTTGACAAACTAGACAAGAAACTACGCTTTATTGATTTGAGTAATGAACTTGCACACGCAAATACAGTTCTTCTACAAACAACAATGGGTGCTGTTGCAGTTACAGAGCAAGCAATTATTAACGAAGCACATCACAGAGGACTGCAAGTTCCAAACAGACCAAAACGTGATGATGAAAACACACAAGCCGCAGGTGCGTATGTTGCGTTTCCTAAAAAGGGCGTACACAAATGGATTGGTTCAATGGACTTGAACTCACTGTATCCATCAGTGATTCGTGCGTTGAACATGGCTCCAGAAACTATTATAGGACAACTACGTCCGGATATTAGCGAGTCACGTATTCATGAGGACATGACACTAAAGAAAAAGTCATTCGCAGGTAGTTGGGAAGGACGTTTCAGCACAGAAGAATACGAAGCAGTTATGGAACAACGCAAAGATGTTGCACTAACTGTTGATTGGGAAGATGGCAAAAGTGATGTATTAAGCGGTGCTGAAATACACAAACTAATTTTTGACAGCCACATGCCGTGGATGCTAAGTGCTAATGGCACAATTTTTACAACAGAATTTGAAGGAGTGATACCTGGTATCTTAAAACGCTGGTATGCAGAACGTAAGGATCTACAAAAACAACTTAAGAAAGCAAAAGAAGCAGGCAATGCTATTGAGACTGCATTTTGGGACAAACGGCAACTTGTTAAAAAAATTAATCTTAACTCTCTTTATGGGGCCATTCTTAATCCTGGTTGCAGATTTTTTGACAAACGTATAGGACAGTCAACTACACTTACTGGCAGACAGATTGTTAAGCACATGAGTGCAGAAGTAAACAAAGTTATCACAGGCGAATATGATCACGTAGGTAAAGCAGTTATCTATGGTGATACTGACTCTGTGTACTTTAGTGCATATCCTGTTCTTAAAGATGAAATTCAAGCAGGCACTATACCTTGGACCAAAGAAAGTGTAATTACACTTTATGATCAAGTAGCAGAACAAGCAAACACTACATTCCCAGACTTTATGGCACGAGCATTTCACTGTCCAAAGAGCCGTTCAGATGTTATTGCCGCAGGTAGAGAAATTGTTGCAGAAAGCGGATTGTACATTACTAAGAAACGTTATGCGGCACTAGTGTATGATGTAGAAGGTTTCCGTTCAGATGTAGATGGTAAACCAGGCAAAGTAAAAGCAATGGGCTTAGACTTGCGTAGGTCAGACACACCTGTGTTTATGCAAGAGTTTCTAAGTGAAGTATTGCTAATGGTGTTGCAAGACAAACCTGAAAAAGAAATACTAGAACGTATTACACAGTTCCGTACAGAGTTTAAAGAACGTCCAGGCTTTGAGAAAGGTTCTCCCAAACGTGCAAACAAGATTGGACACTATCAACGTCTAGAGCAAAAGCAAGGCAAGGCAAATATGCCAGGTCACGTAAGAGCAAGCATCAACTGGAACACACTTAAACGAATGAATGGTGACAAATACTCACAAGAAATCGTTGACGGTATGAAAGTTATTGTTTGTAAACTAAAACAAAATCCACTAGGGTATACGTCAGTAGCTTATCCAACAGATGAGCTCCGCTTACCTGAATGGTTTAAAGAACTTCCATTTGATGATTCAGCAATGGAAAGTACAATTATCGATAACAAGTTAGACAACCTTATTGGTGTGTTGGAATATGATCTAGAAGATACTAAGCAACACACTACGTTTAATAGTTTGTTTGACTTTGGAGACTAATATGGAAATAGAAGTAAAGGTTTTGCTTGATACTGAAAAGCAACAAGACCTTGATATGATTGAAGAAGTATTATTTCAACTTCAAGATATCAAAGAATTGTTAGAAGTCAAGCAACAAAACCTAAATAAACGTACTACTAATAAACGAAAGGGGTGATTATGAACAAGTATATTGGATGGGACATTGGCGGGAAAATTGTTAAACAAGACGACCGCTATGTTGTACAGGATAACACAGAACTAAACAATTTAGTTATTAGCTCAACGACATTGTTTCCGTTCAAAAGTACAACTGGTCATAAGCACGAAGGACAAGAAGAAGTTTACATCTTTATTAAAGGAAACGGCATTATGTACTTAGACGATGTGCCAATGAACGTAACAGCAGGCGACACTGTTCCTATTCATGACGGCGTACATCACAGAGTAGAAGCAATGGAAGATGGTTGCTACTTTATTTGTGTATTTGATGGTGCAAGAGGTACAAAATGATAGTAGGATTTACTTGTAGCACATTTGATTTGCTACACGCAGGACACGTACAAATGCTACGTGAAGCAAAAGAACAATGCGACTATCTTATTTGCGGATTACAAGTTGATCCAAGTGTAGATAGAGCAGAAAAGAACGCTCCTATACAAACTATTGTAGAACGCTATACTCAACTAAAAGCAGTGAGCTATGTAGACGAAATAGTTCCTTATTCTAGCGAAAAAGATCTAGAAGATATCTTGACAATGTATCACATTGATGTTAGAATATTAGGAGAAGAGTATAGAGATAAAGAATTCACTGGTAAAGATATTTGTCGCAAACGTGATATAGATCTTTACTTCAACAAAAGAGACCATCGCTTTAGTTCAAGCGACTTACGCAAAAGAGTATCGGAGAAAGAAAATGGGACAACTACCTGAAGGAAGAAAAGCACTAACAGACGGTGATATGATTATACTGTTGCATAACATGGCACGTGATTTAGAAAACCGTGATCCTACTTATGGAGCAGAACTACGTCAAACAGCAGACCGTTTTAGTGAACTTTCAAAAGCCGCAAGTATTGCACAACACAAGGCTATTCAAGGATGAAACAGTTTTTGCTTATACTTGTACTAATGGCAGGTGCATTTGGTTTAGGATTTGAATTTGCTTACCAAATACATCCATACGAAAGATGTACAGTTGAAAAAGGGTTTACAGATCCAAGTGACATTGGTGAATGTATTTGGCTACTTGAAAATCAAGAGAGTTTGAGATGAACAAGTTTATATTTGATGTAGATGGTACACTAACTCCAAGCAGAGGCATTATTGATCTCAACTTTAAAGCGTTCTTTAATACGTTTTGTTTATCTAACGATGTTTATCTAGTTACTGGTAGTGATAAAGCAAAAACTGTAGAACAAATTAGTGAACCTACCTACAACTTATGTAAACGTGTTTATAACTGTAACGGTAATGACGTTTGGGAAGGAAACAAACATATCCGTACTAATGAATGGATTCTTCCAGAAGCAGCACATGATTGGTTAAGTGAAGAATTAACCGCAAGTGGATTTCCGCTACGCACAGGCTTACACTTTGAACATCGCCCTGGCATGGTAAATTTTAGTATTGTAGGACGCAATGCTAATCAAGAGCAAAGAAAAATTTATGTAAAGTGGGATGAAGATCACAGTGAACGAGACTTTATTGCACACAACTTTAATCTAAAGTTTCCAGACCTAGAAGCAAAAGTAGGCGGTGAAACTGGTATTGATATTTCACCCAAGGGTTTTGATAAGAGTCAAATTGTAAAAGATTTTGATGATGAAGATGTAATTTGGTTCTTTGGAGATGCTATGCACGAAGGCGGAAATGACTTACCATTAGCAAAAGTTGTACATCATCATAGACATGTATTGAATTGGAAGAATACTTGGGAATACCTTACATGGTTCCAAGAGCAAGGAATAGCAAGATGAAAATTTTACTAACAGGATATCAAGGATACATTGGATCTGCACTCTTTGAAAGACTAAAAAGAACTCATACTGTTGTAGGACTTGACATTGTAGATGATCCAAGACATGATTTACTGCACTGTGAGTTTAAAGAAGATTTTGATCTAATCATACACCTTGCTGGTAAAAGTGGTGTAAGAGAAAGTTTACAAGACCCTAGTTCATATTGGTTTAACAATGTAGAAGCAAGTCGTAGACTGTTCCAACGCTATGGCGATAATACACGTATATTATATGCAAGTAGTTCAAGTGCATATGAACCTGATTTAAATCCTTATGCGGCAAGCAAATATGTATTAGAAGAACTAGCAGAACGCTATCCAGATACACTAGGTATGCGTTTTCATACAGTTTATAGTGATAATGTTACCAGAGAGAACATGTTCTTTTACAAGTTGCGTCATAATAAACTAGAATATATCACTAGACATCGCAGAGACTTTGTACATTTGTATGATGTAATAGATGCTATTGAAATACTAATTCGTAACACACATGTCAAGGGTGTTATTGATATTGGATCTGGACATCCAATCAAGATCCAAGACCTTGCACCAAATTTACCTGTCCGCCTAAATACCCCTGGAGAACGAGAGTTTACTTGTGCAAACATAGAAAAAATTAAGGCTTTGGGTTGGAAACCTAAATATAGTGTAGAAAACTTCTTGACAAACAAAGGCTTAGACAATATAATAAACTTTAACAATGGAGAAACAGCATGAAAGATATCTTGCAAGACGTAGTTGCTCACACCCACGCACTTGGCTTCCTTAGCCTAGTAAAAGTTAGCAACGATGAAAATACCAATATTGACTCAATGGCAGAAGATCGTTCTGTTATTTTGAGTGCAGAAACAAAAGCACCAGTTGCAGAGTTTGTAGGCACATTTGGTATGCCTAACCTAGACAAACTTGCACTACACCTTAAGAACCCTGAGTACAAAGACAATGCAAAAATTGAAGTTGTACAAGCAGAACGCAATGGTGAAACTATTCCAACACACATTCACTTTGAAAATGCCGCAGGTGACTTTAAGAATGATTATCGCTTTATGAATAAAGCAATCATTGAAGAAAAACTTAAAACTGTTAAGTTCAAAGGTGCTAGTTGGAATGTTACTGTTACACCTTCAATGGCAAGTATTGCACGTATGAAACTAATGAGTGCAGCACACAGCGAAGAGCCAACATTTAATGTAATGACTAAAGACAACAATCTAGTGTTTAGTTTTGGTGATGCAAATACACACGCAGGTGAGTTTGTATTCCAGCACGGTGTTGAAGGTTCACTACAGCACACATGGAGTTGGCCAGTAAGTCAAGTGCAAAGTATTTTAAGTTTAGATGGTGATCTAAGCATGAGCATTTCAGATCAAGGTGCAATGCAAATTAGCGTAGACAGCGGTATGGTCAAATACGATTATATTCTGCCAGCACAAAGCAAGTAATATATGAAGCGATTGATTGAAAAGATAGGTAAACTACACAGTCGAGCATTTGCATATGTTTCAGAGAAAGCAAAAACCTCTAAAGTATGGGCAATACTGTTGACTGCATTAGTTTTATATGAGCTTGTTGAACACTTAGTTTATCCGTGGCTTGTACCTCTCTTAGCGTTCAAGGCATACGGAGGATAGACATTGAATACAGACTTAACTGCGTCACAAAATGATTATGCACGTTTCCTTCCTGCACTAAGTGGATTCTATGCAACTTATGTAGGCAAGCAACGTCATGAAGAATATGTGGATAAGTCCAGAATACCTTCTAATTTTAAAAATGGTGTTGAAAGTTTAAACTATCTTAATGCACAAGAAGGACAGTTCCAATATAAATGGAGTTTGTACTCAGCAGGTCATGCTGACTTAGACGTAAACAAGTTTTCGCCTAAGGAAGACATGGTACGAAACAGAGATAGACAAAACACTTGGCTACTTGGAGACTCAGGTGGTTTCCAAATTGGTAAGGGTGTTTGGGAAGGTGATTGGAAAGATCCAAACTGTCCAAAGGCACAAAAGAAACGTGACGGTGTATTACGTTGGATGGATGCTTATATGGACTATGGTATGATACTTGATATTCCTGCGTGGGTAGCAAGATCACCAGAAGGTGCAAAAGCAACAGGCATTAGCACATATGCAGAAGCAGTAAAAGCAACACGCATCAACAACGACTATTGGATGAAGCATCGTACAGGTGCTTGTAAGTTCTTAAATGTATTGCAAGGTGAAAATCATGCAGATGCAGATGATTGGTACAATCAAATGAAGGACTACTGTGATCCAAAGAAATATCCAAACGATCATTTTAACGGATGGTCAATGGGTGGACAGAATATGTGCGATGTACACCTTGCACTTAAACGTTTGGTTGCACTACGTTTTGACGGACTACTTGAAAAAGGCATACACGATGTTATGCACTTCTTGGGCACATCAAAACTTGAGTGGGCTACACTACTTACAGATATTCAACGAGCAGTTCGTAAATATCATAACGAAAACTTTACCATTACATTTGACTGTGCTAGTCCGTTCCTTGCCACAGCAAATGGACAGATCTACTGTGAATTAGAAACACAAGATAGAACTAAATGGGTATATCGAATGGTGCCGTCAATTGACGATAAAGCACTTGCACAAGATACTACACCTTTTGGACAAGCATTTGTGCGTGAAGGAAAACATCCAAGTTTTATGGATAGTCCAATCACAGCAGAACTAATGGCTAAAGATATTTGCATTTATGGTCCTGGCGACCTAAATAAAATAGGCAAGGAAGGCAAAACCTCATGGGATAGTTTTAGTTACGCTATCATGATGGGGCATAACGTATGGATGCACATTAATGCAGTACAAGAAGCAAATAGACAATACGACAATGGAGTATTTCCGTCAATGCTTGTCGAAGAGCGTTTTGACAGGTTATTTTTTAGAGATGTTGTGGATGAAATATTCAGAACTGACGACAGACAAAAAGCAGAAGCACTTGTAGAAGAATATAGTCGTTTTTGGATGAGCATCATTGGCACACGAGGTGCCACTGGTAAGAAAACAGTTAACGCACAAACTAAGTTTGGAGAGTTGTTTGAATGAGTGATTACACAGACGCAAGTGATAAAATTAGAGCACATCTAGAAGAACTAGAAAGAAAACATAGAAATTTAGATGAACTAATTGAATCACGTTATCATAATATGAGCATAACCGAAGAAGTTCGAAAATTGAAAACAATGAAACTGTATTTGAAAGATGAAATTCATAGGCTAAATGCCCAATTAATACAGTTAGAACTAAAATAGTACTTGACATTTATATAGATTATCTGTATAATAAAAGGACATTAAGAGGATTATATTATGAAGCGTGATTACGATGATGGCGAAGATTTTGATATAAAATTTTTCGTAGGCATTGAAGTTGAAAAAACACCTGCGTTTGGTCTCAAAACATTGTTTGTTACAGGCGTACAAGATTGGGAAGAAATACTAGAGTACTACAACGAACACGATTGTAAACACATCTTCTTTGGTGCTAATCACAGTTTTAATCCAGAAAACATACTTAACAATCAAAGTCTATACGACTACTATAAAGAGTGGGAAGATATGATCGAAGAGTTTCTTAAAGAAGGATATCTTTGTACACTTGACATTCCACTAAGTGCCGCCAATGGTAGTTTTCATGATGGTGGACTTTGTGAGTATGAAAACTTTATTCCACAAATCCGTGTTCCATTGCCTTACACAAAACTGTGGAACTACAACACAATGATTAAAATTGATGATGTAGATTTTAAAGCAACCAATCCTGGCGTTTGGTGTCATAGTTTGCACGATCTAATGGACAGAGAAAAATTTACAGATTGGGCAAAATATGGCCTTGACAAGATTATTAAATGAAAGTATACTGTAAACAATGCAAGAACGATATCATGATTACATGTTACGTAGAATGAAAGAAGAAGATAAAAAAATGTCTATGCAAAATGCAGAACGTAGTATTTGGGTAACCTTTGCAAAAGAAGGTGTACATATGTATCCAGGTGCTGATAAAGATCCTAAACTAGCAACAGGCGATTGGGATGATGTATCATTCCTTGGTATTCCGCATCGTCATATTTTTCACTTCCGTGTTCGTATTGAAGTATTTCACAACGATCGCGATATTGAATTTATTCAATTTAAACGTTGGATGCAACGACTGTATGACGTCGAAGGTGTCCTTGAACTAAATCACAAGTCATGTGAAATGATTGCAGATGACTTGTATCAAGAAATTTCTACAAAATATCCAGGCCGGTTTGTAGAGATTAGTGTCGCTGAAGACAACGAAAACGGCTGTTCCATTTTTTACCCCAAGTCATAAGAGGATTATAAAATGACTATCAAATTTAATCGTGAAGCATACGAAAAAGTATTTAACGATTTGGAGGAGTATCGTAATTTTTGTGCTTACTCGTATTTGCAGGGTTTTCCTGGTTACGTGTTTGACGAAAAGGATTTGTACAACAACGAAAGTTACGCTTGGCGAGCGTTTCAGAACCGACATAAAGGTCCTAAACCGCAGAAGCCGCGTAAGCCTTTCCGACGTAATGGAAAGTATTTGAATTAAGGAGAACAATATGGCAGTGTTTATTGTAGATATTGAAGCTGTAGATACTAGGTATACTAAGCAGTGGAAAGAACATCTACCTAAACAACTGGCAAAATATGTTAAATCTGATATCCGTGTGATATCAGGTGGCGAAACGCCTCAGGCTACTACACCTGGGGCTTTTCTCAATTTTGGCGGTACCAATGTGTACAAGAGCAAGCAACTTGAAACTATTGGTGAAATGTTTTGTAAAGGTGAAGTAAAAGATGGAGATTATTTCCTATATACGGATGCGTGGAACCCAACTGTTATCCAGCTTCGTTACATGGCTGAGCTCTTGGGCGTGGACATTCGAATCGGTGGCCTTTGGCATGCTGGTAGCTATGATCCTCATGATTTCCTGGGTAGGCTAATCGGCGACAGATATTGGGTACGTCATGCAGAGTATTCAATGTTTCAATGCTACGACCACAACTACTTTGCTACAGACTTTCATATTAGACTGTTTGCAAAAGGCTTTGCAAAATATGCTAGTCAAGAACAGGACAAGTGGGTTGAAGATAACTTAAAAACAAATAAAATTGTTCGTGTAGGTTGGCCAATGGAGTATTTGGAAGATACCCTAGTTCCTTATACAAACATGGAAAAACGTAACCTAGTATTATTTCCGCATCGTATTGCTCCTGAGAAACAGCCAGAAATTTTTAGAGATCTTAAAAAAGAATTTAACGATGTTGAGTTTGTCGTTTGTCAAGAACAAGAGCTTACTAAAAACGAATATCATAACTTGCTAGGCGAAGCAAAAGTAGTGTTTAGTGCTAACCTACAAGAAACACTAGGTATTAGTGCATATGAAGGTGCTATTGTAGGTGCAATTCCTATGGTGCCCAACAGACTTAGTTATGTTGAAATGTATGGTAATGAATTTAAGTATGCAAGTACATGGACCAAAGACTACAAGTCTTATGAAGCAAACAAAGATAAAATTGTAAAACAATTACGTGATTATATCGACAACTATGATAGTTATGTTCCTAGTATTCAAAAACTAAAACACAAACTAACAAACGACTTTTTTAGTGGTGATGCATTGTATGCAACTATTTGGGAGAATATTAGATAATGGGTGACGACGGAACTATTACAATTGATATTGGAGATATCAATGTAGACTATACTAGCGACATTGGATCAACTATAACTTTTAATAGTACTACTTTAGACACAGACTGGGTAGGTAGTGACGGAACATTTACTATTAATTCAGGTTATGTTGATACTAGACTATCTAGGTCAACAATTGAAAGTATGTGCAAAGAATATCCTGCACTCAAACAAGTATGGGAAAAATTTATTGTAATATACGACATGTGTGAAAAAGACTACGAAGGCAAAATAAAGGCAGGAGAAATAGATGATGAAGACATTCCTTTCTAAGATTATGGACAAGCTCGGCAGACGTCGAGTAATCACAGAACGTGGCTCAACAGAGCCTTATCTTATTAGATACTATGTATTCTTAAAGGACAGAAAGAACTTTCCTTTTAACATCACACTACACAAAGTTTTAAAAAGTGATGAACCTACACTACACGACCATCCTTGGGGATATGCTACATTCATTCTTAAAGGCGGCTATTGGGAACACATTCCTATCATTAGTAAAGAAGGTGCTGTTGTAGGTGCTACAAAAGTATGGCGTGGCCCTGGACACTTCCGTATTCGTAAGCCAGATGATTTGCATTGGCTTGAACTTGCTAAAGACGCAGACGGTAATGAAATTCCTTGCTGGAGTTTGTTCTTTATGGGACGCAAACAAAAAGAATGGGGATTTGTTCGTTTTGTACATGCAACAAAAGTAGAAAACATTGCTGATGCAGGATACCGTTGGATTCACAATGAAGAATATCTTGCAAGAGGAGCAAAGGGCGAATAATGCAACACACTATTCAAGATCTTATGGACAAGATTAGTGCAATGCACGGATTGGCTGTGCAAGCACACAGAGAAAAATATAAAAAGGCTCCGGGTGAGCCTTATGACGTAGATAGCGTTACACACCTTGTAGAACAAATACAAGCACTGGCAGGCGACATCTACAACGATCGTACTATCCATCCTAAACTACGGAAAAAACAAAATGATTAAGAAACATTATTATAGTTGGCAAGATGTAGAACGTGCTTGCCTAAGTATCGCACTACAAATGTACAACGACAACTGGAAGCCTGATTATATTGTAGGGATTACACGAGGTGGCAACGTACCTGCTACTATTCTTAGTAATATGTTAAAAATTCGGTGTGAAGCACTAAAGGTAAGTTTACGTGACGATGATAGCGAAAGCGAAACTAACTGTTGGATGAGCGAAGATGCTTACGGTTATGTATCAAGTGATTACTATGATCCTGCAATGGGGCATAACAAAACAAGTGCAGACAACCGTAAAAACATTCTTATTGTAGATGATATCAACGATACTGGTGCTACGTTTAACTGGATTAAAGAAGATTGGCAAAGCACTTGTTTGCCAGATTCAGAAGACTGGAATAGTGTCTGGGGCAACAATGTCCGCTTTGCAGTTATTACAGAAAATTTAAGTTCAGAATTTGATGGTGTAAGTTACAGTACACACGAAGTAAACAAAGCCGAGGAAGATGTATGGTTAGTATATCCCTGGGAGAATGTAGGAGAGTATGACTCAAATAACTGAAAAAGAAGCAAGAAAACAATACAAAGAAATGCGTAAAAAAGACAAAGTCTTTGCAGAATGTTGGGCAGACACTGATAGACAATTTTATGAATGGTGTTCTGGGTATTTAGACTATCGGCATATTAAGGAAAAAGATGATTGATACATTAGAAAAGGCACAAGAAGAAGGTAGAGCACCTTGGACTCAAGTGTTTTTAAATACTAGGGACTTTGTTGTATACGAAGATATCTATCCCGTAACACTAGGACATACTCTAGTTGTTCCAAAAGAAAACACACAAGAAAACATTTTAAAATGTTTTAAGTTTGCTATGGAAATGGGTACAATGAATGTTGAATCAGATAGTAATCCTATTACAGGATTTAATGTAGGAATTAATATGGGAGAAAGTGCAGGGCAAACTTGCATGTATCCACATGTTCATTTGATCTTCCGTAGAGACGGAGATATGGAAGATCCAAGAGGCGGCGTTCGAGGCGTCATTCCGTCACAGCAAAAATATGAAAGGAAAAACAATGACCAACTTGAGATCGCATTTGCTGAAGGCTGCTAGAGATCATGCTCTAGGACACATTGAAAAACATCGCATTAACGTAGAAGTGCTACTAAACAATCCTGTAGGAATTGGAGAACACGGAAACATTGGTGATGAAATTGAAAAAGAAATGATGGAAATAGCAAAGTATCATGATGTTTTGGAAGTTATTGACGGTTATTTTAAAGAATAAACTTGACATAAAACCTAAATAAGTGTATACTATAAACAATAAGACATCCTCGTCTTTAACTCGGAGTAAAAACATTGATGAGCAAAGCACTACAAATTAAAGCAAAACTAGAAGATGCTGGTATCCGCTATTGGGCAGGTGACAACATTTCAGAAGTCCTACAAGCGGGCGACAAAGAACAGTTGATTGAAGAAGCAACTGAAGCGTTTGAGCAAGTATTAGATTCACTTGTAATTGATCGACATAATGATCCAAACTCAAAAGGTACTGCAAGACGTCTTGCAAAGATGTATTTTAATGAAATTATGAGTGGACGATATGATCCTATTCCAAGTGCAACAGCATTTCCAAATGACAGCGATGATCGTTATGAAGGTATGCTAGTGGTTCGTTCAGAACTAAAGAGCATGTGTTCACATCATCACCAACCAGTAAGCGGTGTAGCATACATTGGTATTATTGCCGCAGACAAACTAATTGGCTTGTCAAAGTATACACGTATTGCACAGTGGTGTGCTAGACGTGGCACACTGCAAGAAGAACTTGCAAATGATATTGCACGTGAGATTGCAAAAGCAACAGGTGCTAAACACTTAGGTGTTTATATCCAAGCAACACACGGTTGTTGTGAGAACCGTGGCATTATGGCACACAGTAGTCTTACACAAACAACTGTACTAAAAGGTAGTTTCAAAGATGATGCAGGTACAAAGAAAGAGTTCTTTGATAACATTAAACTGCAACAGGAGTTTGCACCGCGATGAAGTTAAGATATTCAGAAGCATTTTATAGCGTACAAGGTGAAGGTAAGTTTGTAGGAGTACCTAGTGTATTTCTACGTACCTTTGGTTGTAACTTTCGCTGCATGAACTTTGGTACTGGCGAAACAAAAGATAGATGGACACTGCACAAAGAAGGTAAGAAGTATAACGACGAAGTTAAGGCTCTTATCGATGCTGGTGTACACAAGACTACAAAGGAGTTTAACGACTTACCTATTATTCACACAGGCTGTGATACATATGCAAGTATCTATCCTGAGTTTAAAGACTTTAATATGCTTAAAGAAGTAGACGAAGTTGTTGAACATTTATTGTCACTTACTCCTAATGGTAAGTGGACACAGGATAATGGACAAGATATCCATTTAATTATGACAGGTGGAGAGCCTTTGCTTGCATGGCAAAAGTTATACATCGATTTATTTGAGCATCCAAAGATGCAGGACTTGAAAAATGTTACATTTGAAACAAACACTACACAACATCTACATGATGATTTCTTCAACTATCTCACAGATCAAAACAGATTTGCAGTCACGTGGTCTTGTTCCCCAAAACTTAGTGTTAGCGGAGAACCTTGGGATACTGCTATACTGCCTGCTGTCGCTCGTGAGTATAGCCTTGTTGACGGTAGTGACCTTTATCTCAAGTTTGTTGTCGCTAATCGTGACGACATTGAAGAAGCTGAAAGAGCTGTGGAGGCTTACAGAGACGCCGGGGTACAATGTCCGGTATATTGTATGCCGCTGGGCGGACGCAGTGAAGAATACAACCTCAACGTCAAAGAAGTTGCAGAAGTCTGCATGGAAAAAGGATGGCGGTTTACGCCGCGACTACACATATCCTTATTCGGAAATGCGTGGGGGACTTGAGAATGCGTTTGACCCAGACGAATTTGAAAAAGAACAACAAGCAAAAGCAAAAGTCAATGTTGACGATGCTTTTGTTGAACGTGTAAGGAGACATATGTAATGGGATGGTGGAGTAAACTAGTAAGAGATGCAGGAATCAAATCTAAGATTGAAGAACCTGTAAAAGAAAAGACACAGGAAGAAATTCGCCGAGAAGCTCTTGAGGCTGAAAAACAGGCTGCAACAAAAGAAGGCAAACCTTGGGTTGCTGTACTTGATACACAAATTAATCCTGATAATATTCGAAACGGTTTCTTTGAACTTGATTGGAACAACGAGTTTATTGAACAGTTACTTGATGCAGGATACAAAGGTGAAACTCCTGAACAGATAGTTGACAAATGGTTTAGAACTATTGTTATTCAAATGCTAGAAGAAGATGGTCAATCATCTGATAGAGGAATGGGTTATATTAACGTAGTGCCAATTGACAAAGACAAAAGCGAAGTTAGTTAATGCAAACTGTTGAGTATTTTGGAATGTTGTCCAGTACCAGACAACAAATAAGCAACTTGTTCGAAGATGATCTTTTGATTAACGAACCTGTTCCTGTATTGTCTTATCTTAAAGACAAGTATGGTACTATGGATGTTTTTAAATGTCCTGCATTTACAAGCCACGTAAAAAACACATTCTATATTACTAGTCCTATTGATTTTACAATTGGAAAAATCAGCGACGAGCATTGGGGCATTAGCAATACTAGATCAAAATCAAGACCACTTGGTCCTTATTTAGATGTAAATGCACCTGAAAGCAAACTAATGAACGGAATACCTTGCATAAACGTTGGATTACAATACTATTTTGTAAACAACGGTGATAACATTATAATGGAAATAGTTCAGCCTCCTTTGGTAAATTTAGACTTGACAAATATGCCAGGTGAGTTTAATATTAGTAAATGGTGCAGACCTACTAACTTTACGTTTTTTGTAAAGCCTGGCGTAACAGAAGTAAAATTTAAAAGAGGTGATCCTTTGTATGCAGTTAGATTTAGAACAGACGACACTGTAAAACTTGTTAGAGTTGAAGATTCTGATCGCAAACATCTACTACTGCAAGAACAAGCAAAGGCAACTAGTTTAAAAGATTACTATCCAGGACTAAAGTTAGAAGACATGTACAACCTGTTTAAACGATCAATGAAGAGAATATTTGAAAAATGAGTACATATGTATTAGTAGACACTGCTAACACTTTCTTTAGAGCTCGTCATGTTGTACGTGGCGATGTAGATACTAAAGTAGGTATGGCATTACACATTACACTTAACAGCATTAAAAAAGCATGGAATGACTTTAATGCAGATCATGTGGTGTTTTGTTTAGAAGGCCGTAGTTGGCGTAAAGATTATTACGAGCCATACAAACGTAACAGACAAGAAACACGCGATGCAATGAATCCGCGTGAAGCAGAAGAAGATAAAGTGTTTTGGGAAATCTTTGATGAGTTTAAAGATTTTATTGATACTAAAACTAACTGTACAATGATTCGACATCCGCAACTAGAAGCAGATGATCTTATTGCAGGTTGGGTACAAAATCATCCAGATGACGATCACGTTATTATTAGTACAGATGGTGACTTTGCACAACTTATTGCACCTAATGTAAAACAGTACAATGGTGTTAGCAATACAATTATTACACATGAAGGTTACTTTGACGATAAGAAAAAGCAACCTGTTATAGATAAAAAGACAGGTGAGCCTAAAGGTGCTCCTGATCCACAATGGTTACTGTTTGAAAAATGTATGCGAGGAGATACTAGTGATAACGTATTCAGTGCTTACCCAGGTGTACGAACAAAAGGCACAAAAAACAAAGTTGGATTACTTGAAGCGTTCGAAGATAAAACAACGAAAGGTTTTAACTGGAATAATCTTATGCTACAGCGTTGGGTTGATCATAATGGCGATGAACATCGTGTACTAGATGACTACAATCGCAATGTAACTCTTTGTGATTTGACTGCACAACCTGCAGAGATTAGAGAGATTATAAATAATACCGTAACATCTGTGCAACCTAAAGAAATTGCACAAGTTGGATTACGCTTAATGAAGTTCTGTGCTAAATGGGATATGCAACGTATTGCAGACCAAGCAGAACAATATTCTAAACCATTGGCAGCGAGGTACCCTGTATGACTGTAAAAGCAAAGCCTATACTTGACGGGAAGTTCTGGATCTTAGAAGAACAAGGAACTAGAGTAGGTACGTTACGTATAGATGAAAATAACAAGTATGTGATTAGTAGTGCTAGAGGTGTAAGCAATTACAATAGCAAAAAGTCTCTTATCAAAACATTTGGTCCTGACTTTTTTGAAGCAAAAACTAAAATTGTTAGTGTTGATGATGTAAAAGAAATTAATGGTTACACAACCAGCGGAAAACCATACAATACTATGTATGATGTGAAACGCAACCTTCCACTGTTTACTAAAAGTGAAAAGTCAAAGAGTCTTTATTGTGCAGGTTACTATATTATTAAATTTGACAAAGGTTGGGTTAAAAGTCATTGTCCTAAGCTAATTACACTTGAGCGATATGAATATAAAGGACCTTTTAAAACAGATATTGAAATGCGTCAGGAGTTGAGTCGTGCCAAGTGAACCATTGAATACATTGCCAATACAGCAGTTTATTAAAACTGTTGAACAGTTAGACAAAGCCAATCAGAAAGAAGTAAAACTTACTATGGCAACTGCTCGTACACTAGCAAATACTCTAGGTATTGTTATGTCAAGACTTGCAGGCAACTACGAAGATCTATTAAGAAACTCTTCATCAAACACATCTACAGAAGATATTACCGTTGAATTAGATGGCGGTTCAGGTTGGGGCAAAAGCTAAAAAAAGGATAAATATATGCGTAGTTTATTTTAAGGAAATACGCATATGAGCAGACCTAAACCAAATGTGCTATTAGAGCATGTAAATAAGAAAACTTACAAAGTAGAACAAATTCTTGACTCTGAAGCAATCTGGGCTGTGTTTTTCCAGGGAAAGCCTTTTAACTTAAAAAGCTCTAATATGTTAACGAGCTATCCAGGACCTAAATATAAGAAAACAAGTTTTTCTAACCCAGGCCACGCACATAACTTATCAAAAAAATTAAACACTCTATTCGACACCGACGAGTTTGCCGTTTATAAACTTACTCAGGGGACAATAGAAAGTGAAAATGAATAAAGAATCCCTTACAAAAGTTTTTCTAAGATCATCAGGACAAGCAGTTAACGAAGTTACTTTAAAACAAAACTTGCCTGTATGGTGGCAAAACACACGACTTAACGGTGGCCTTAGATTAACTGATGAAGGGATGATGTTCATCACCGAGGAACTACAAATACAAACATACGATGTTCCTTTTCCAAAAGACTTTAAAATAACTAGCCAAGTTATTATTTTTTTAGACAGATTTATTAATTGTCCTTATTGGGTTGGACGTCATGGCATTGTAGTTACTGATGAAAAGAAAGCAGTCGAATTGCATCTTTTCAGCGGAGACATACGCAAGTATGGACTTACAAAAGCAATGAACAGGCAATCCAAAGAACAATGAAAAAACGTTTAGATACACATCAACTACCACGAGATACACATTTACTAGACAAGACATGTAAGGTATTATTGTGTGCTGATAGCTGGGGTGTGCCGCACGAACATCAAGGACTTGCTACACATCTAGACGAACATATTAGTGTACAAAACATTTCATGTGGCGGCTACAATAATTACGATATACTAGATAGCATAGAATGTGCATTAGAATATCATAATTATCCTTGTGTTATTTTTATACAAAGTGATTTGTTACGACACAGAAGAGATTCAAACGAAGATTCTCTTCCACATCACATAGATTTAGAAAACATACTAGTTACAAGACAAAAAGAAATACTTGACAGATTAGACGCTATTCAATTACAATACAACACTAAAGTATTATGTTTAGGTGGACTTAGTAGAATAGACAACTACAAAACACATAACATCAAAGTAGTTATACCTAGTATACTAAATTTTTTAGATAGTACAATAGACACAGAAAAGTACAGTGTACATGATGGCAGCGGTGACTTAAAACTTATGGGTAACTTAAAACACGCTGATGTAAGTGTTTGGCTAGAAGCAACATCAAACTACATTAAAAAGTATGATCGTATGCTAAAAAACGACATTAGTATAGAAGACGGTTGTCATTTGAATAGTTATGCATTCAAAAAAGTTGCCAAATTTATTATAAACCACTTGACAAACTAGTTAAATGAAATTAAACTAACAAATATTAGATAAGAGGGTAACACTATGGCAAGAGATATTTGGGTAATCAGTGACACACACTTTGATCACGCCAACATCTTAAACTTCACTGACAAGGTTGGCAAACCTACTCGTAACTTCGCGGACGTAGACGAAATGAACGAGACTATGATTGCTAACTGGAACAGTGTAGTCAAGCCAGGTGACAAAGTGTACCACTTGGGCGATGTGTTGTTTGGCACTCGCAAACAAGAGTGGATGGACACTAACATGCCTCGCTTGAACGGACAGAAGCGTTTGATCGTCGGTAACCACGACAACATCAAGTTCCACGCTGCTGGCGGCTGGTGGGGCAAGATCGACATGTGGAGAATGTTTCCAGAGTTTGGATTGTTGTTGACTCACGTTCCTGTACACAACAGTACATTGGCGGAAAGTCACAGATTCGGCGAAGGCAGTATGGTAAACGTACACGGACACATTCACCAGAATCCATCGCCAACTGAGTTCCACAAATGCGTGTGTGTTGAGCAAATCAACTACACTCCAATTAACATTGAGGAATTGAGAGTACGATGATTGAACATCGTCTTTATAGCATTGAAAAATGGGAGCAGGGCAAGAAAACGGAAGAAAAACTCTTGCTCTGCCCCCCTCGTGATGCTATAATATATATGTTAAAAGGGTATGAAGTATTTGACTTTCACAAATCATTAGGCATGGAACCAGAATATTATGAGAACGCAACCAGACAGCATTATCCGACAACTTGAAATCCACAACAGTCGCATCAATAAAGAAGATATTCTACGAGCGGCACACGAAGAAGGACTTCCAGAGTTCTTTGAAGGATTGCGTATGGCACTAGATCCACTGTACACTTTTGGTGTAAAGCAGGTTCCTGTGCGTTCAGATGTATTAACTGGACAAGGTTTGTCATGGGATGTCTTTCTTGATTTGGCACACGATCTAAATGCTCGTGCGTTGACAGGACACGCAGCTCGTGATGCTATTGAATTAGCAATGAGTGTTGCTACTACAGAACAGTGGAATGATTGGTATCGTCGTATCCTTATCAAGGACCTACGTTGCGGAGTAAGTGAAAAGACCGTGAACAAAGTGGTGCCTGGTACTGTACCTGTATTCACTTGTGCTCTTGCACATGACTCAGCCAATCACGAAAAGAAAATGACTGGCAAGAAACAGATCGAAGTTAAACTTGATGGCGTTCGTGTACTATGTGTTATTCACGATCGTCACGGCAAGAAGATTGAAATGTACAGCCGCAACGGAAAACAGTTTCATAACTTTGATCACATCATTGAAGAAATTCGTGCTGTGGTGCAAGAGTATCCTGTGCCGTATCCGCTGGTGCTAGACGGTGAGGTAATGAGTTCAAACTTCCAGGATCTAATGAAGCAAGTACATCGTAAGGATAACGTAGCCGCAGGCGATGCTGTACTACACGTTTTTGATACTATTCCGCTAGGTAACTTTAAAAACGGTAAGTGGGATAAGCCTCAGTCGTTTAGAAGTGCTATTACCAAGCATTGGGTAGAGGAGCATAAAGACGTCTTAAAGCACGTACAAGCGTTGGACTGGGAAACAGTAGACTTAGACACTGATGAAGGACAAAAACGCTTTGTAGAGCTTAATAAAGCGGCTGTAGACGGTGGTTACGAAGGTGTAATGATCAAGGATGTTGATGCACCATACGAATGCAAACGAACTCATGCTTGGCTCAAAGCAAAGCCATTTATTGAAGTAACATTGGAGGTAGTAGATGTTGAAGAAGGTACTGGCAGGAATGAAGGCAGATTGGGAGCGTTTGTATGCTCCGGGACCGATGATGGAAAAGATATTCGCGTTAATGTCGGTAGTGGGTTTAGTGATGCTAACCGCGATGATTTTTGGAACCATCGTGATGCTATTATCAGCAATCTAGTAGAGGTTAGAGCAGACGCTGTTACCCAAAATCAAGACGGCACATATAGTCTACGTTTTCCGCGATTTAAAACATTCCGCGGATTTGAAATTGGCGAAAAGATTTAATTTTCAGCAAAAAAGTGGTTGACCTTTGCCTAGGGCGATGCTATTATATATACATAGTTAGAAATAACTGGCACTGAATGACACAAGAGGGAATACAAATGGAAAATATCGCAGTTCGTACCGTGACTCCAAACAATGCTAAGAAAAGCATTCAACGAGCTTTTAGTAAAAAGCGTCCAATCTTTTTATGGGGTCCTCCAGGTATTGGTAAATCAGACATTGTAAAGCAGATTACCGAAGGCTTTAACAATAGTCATCTAATTGACATTCGACTTTCACTTTGGGAACCTACAGACATTAAAGGTATCCCGTACTATGCGGCAAATGACAACTGCATGAAATGGGCTCCTCCAATGGAATTGCCTGATGCAGAAATGGCTGCAAAATACGACCACATTGTTCTTTTCCTAGACGAAATGAACTCTGCGGCTCCAGCAGTACAAGCGGCAGCATATCAACTTATTCTTAACCGTCGAGTTGGACAGTATGTCCTTCCAGACAACGTTCTTATTATTGCGGCAGGTAACCGCGAAGCAGACAAAGGTGTTACTTATCGTATGCCTGCTCCGTTAGCTAACCGTTTTGTTCACTTGGAAATGGCAGTTGATTTTGAAGACTGGTTCCAGTGGGCCGCTGAAAACAAAATCCACAAAGACGTTGTAGGTTACTTGACTTTTTCTAAGAAAGACTTGTATGACTTTGATCCTAAGAGTCCTTCACGTTCTTTCGCAACACCACGTAGTTGGTCTTTTGTTTCTGAGTTGCTTGAAGACGACGATGACGAAAACACAACTACCGATCTAGTTTCTGGAGCAGTAGGTGAAGGTTTGGCAGTAAAGTTTATGGCACACCGCAAGTTTGCCGCAAGCATGCCTAACCCAACTGATATTCTTGTTGGTAAAGTTAAAGAGCTTAAGACCAAAGAAATCAGTGCCATGTATTCCTTAACGGTCTCACTCTGCTACGAACTCAAAGAAGCATCTGATAAAAACTCAGACAAGTTCAACGAAATGGTTGATAACTATCTGCGTTTTGCGATGGATAACTTTGAGACTGAGCTTATTGTAATGGGTGTCAAACTTGCTATTACACAATACGGTTTGCCAATTGACCCGGATGAGCTTGATAACTTTGATGAGTTCCACGAGAACTACGGCAAGTATATCGCGGCTGCCCAGAAGGGCTAAAGCCCACTTTAGGGGATTCAGAAATGGATCCCCTAATTTTATATTCCTCTTGACAATCCTATTAAATACTGTTATACTATATATAGAAAATGAAGGAACAGGCTATGCAACAAACTGGTGATGAAATTCTAGATAAAATTATTGTAGCACGTATTGGCTTGCTAATGCGTCATCCGTTTTTTGGTAACATGGCTACTCGACTCAGAATTATTGAGAATAACGATTGGCTTCCTACCGCGGCAACAGATGGTCGCAACTTATATTGGAACAGACAGTTTTTTGAACAACTAACAACTCGACAAATTGAGTTTGTTATTGCACACGAAATTTTACACTGCGTATATGATCACTTAACACGCCGTGAAGATCGTGATCCTAAAATTTATAATATTGCCGCAGATTACATTGTAAACAATACTTTGGTGCGTGAACGCATTGGTGAAAAAGTAGATCAGTTTCCAATTTTCCAAGACTTCAAATACGAAGGTTGGAGTTCAGAAGCTGTTTACGATGACATCTACGGAAAGTATGATGACGAAGAACTCGAAGCACTAGGCCAACTACTAGACGAACACATTGACTGGGAAGGCGAAGGCGACAAGGACAAAGGCGAAGGTAAAAGTGGTGAAGAACAAGACGGCGAAGGCAAAGGTAGCCGTCCTTCTTACACTAAAGAAGAACTTCGTAAGATCCGTGACGAAATTAAAGAATCAATGATCAATGCCGCACAGAGTGCAGGTGCTGGTAATGTACCTGGTGAAATTCAGCGTATGATCAAAGAGCTTACTGAGCCTAAGATGAATTGGCGTGAACTACTACGTCAACAGATTCAAAGTACTATTCGTAACGATTATACATTTAGTCGTCCTTCACGTAAGGGTTGGCACACCGGTGCAGTACTTCCAGGTATGAACTTTGATCAAACTATTGATATTTGTATTGCACTAGATATGAGCGGTTCAATTGGTGATGAACAGGCAAAAGACTTCCTAGGCGAGATCAAAGGCATTATGGAAGAATACAAAGAATACAATATTAAGTTGTGGTGTTTTGACACTGCTGTTTATAACGAACAAGATTTTGGTTCAGATACTGGCGAAGATATTATGGACTATGAAATCTATGGCGGTGGCGGCACAGAGTTTATGGCTAATTGGGAATACATGAAAGAAAATGATATTGTTCCTAAGAAGTTTATTATGTTTACAGACGGTTACCCATGGGGTAGCTGGGGTGAAGAAGATTACTGTGATACAGTATTTGTAATTCACAGTAATGGTCGAAAGGACATTCAAGCACCGTTTGGTGTTACAGCACACTACGAAGAGGCTGCATAATGCCAATAATTAAAGGAAAGCCTAATCCTTTAGACTATTTTAATTGCAGGAAATATCATTATCCTGCAGAACATTTACATTTTGTTGATATAGAAAAACTAAGATACAATATGGAATCTGCAATTGATACGTGGATTACACATAACTTATCTGGTAGATACTATCTAAACAAACATGTAGATATAGAAGCTCAACAGCGTACAGTACTCAGAATAGGGTTTGAAAACCCATCAGAAGCAAGTTATTTCCAATTAGCTTGTCCACTTTTAAAGTACTAAGATAATAACAGTTATAAGTAATTGTACAATTCAATCAAAGGAGAAAGATATGACTGAAGAAACAAAGACCGTAGCAGAAGCACATGATGCACAAGTAGCTCAAGCAGCCGCTAAAGCAGAAGAGTTGCAGAACGCTACTAAAGGTGAAGCACCTGCACAAGAGCCACAAGGCAAAGAACTAAACATTCAAGATCTTGCCGCTATGCGTACATTAATTGATGTTGCATCAGCACGTGGTGCATTCCGCCCAGGCGAAATGGTTACTGTAGGTACGCTTTATGATAAACTAAATGGGTTCCTAGAAGAAGTTCAAAAGCAAGCAGAAGCTGCTAAAGCTGCCCAGGAAGCTCAGCCAAAAGGATAATAGTTATGCCTGATTTAAAACACGTAGGCAGAATGACTACTAATAAGAGAAAAGTTGCAGTTGCATTTCGGACTATTCCGGGTGATGCAACTTCAGCTCTAGTGATTCCTACAGAGTCACTAACTGATGCAGATCACGATGCTCTTATGAAAGTCGTCGAGTCTAATGCAGGTCAAACTGCATACGAATTAGGTGAAGCATTAGATAGAGCATCTCTTCCAGAAACTAGTGATAGTATGTTAGTAAGTTTCCATCGAAGAGGAATTTTAACTAAAGTTTCAACCGCACAAGTTGAAATGATTCCAAACGCATCATCATCTATCTTACTAAGTGACCTTAACAAAATGGTTGCCGAACAGAGAGGTGTTTCAATTGATGATTTGACTATTTCACCTACGCAACGCAATACCGCCGAGGTACAAGAACTTGGCAGTGTGTCAGAAATGCCACAACCAACTGAGGCTCCTCAGCCTGCCCAGTCAGCAGATGATCCCGGTGTTCTAACAGACGAAGATTTGGCTGCACAATATCGTTCGCAAGCGGATGCATTGTTCAAAGAAGCTAAAAGATTACGCGAAGAAGCCGAGACACTTTCTCCAACAAAGAAGAAGAGCCTTGGCAAGAAAACTACCTAACGACGTGATTGCAAGCTGGCCGGAGGTATTTGGCGATATTAGCATAAAAGCTATTCCCGCTGAGTACCTCCAGTCTATTCGTGTTACGTTTACCGATCAAGAAGTATGGGAAATACAAATGGACTCTAAGGAACTCTTAGAGGACGGTGCTACGGCTGAACAAGTTGTAGCAGAAATGCTAGAAGAATACGAAGATCAAATAGCTTCAATAGACTTTAGAGTACATACTCAACGAGTAAAACGAGACATGATTAAGAACACCCGTAAGTTTATGAAGGGTAAGTTTAAAAAGAAATAGTTCTGGATAAATATACTATATAGGATGGGAAATATTCATGCAAGCAACAGAACTACATGATTTAATAACAAATAAACTAGAAAAGAATCGTGCGGCACATTATAACGTAGATCGCGATACTCTAGTAGCATTCAGCCCTCCAGGTGAAACATACTGGAATGTTGAACGTCGAAACTATAGAAATAATCAAGAAGGTACAATAGTTGAGTACCATACTCCTACACATTATTACACCCTAAACGATTTAGGTTTAAATACTACAATTGATATGCATAATCAATTTAGAACTGTTATGCGTTCAAACGGTATTACTGTTGCAACAAATGAAACCCACGAAGAAGTTGAAATTGACGGCAAACTATGGATGTATGATGTATGGGCAAAACCCTATGCAGGTTGTTACAACGTATGGGGTGCTATTTGCACACAAGCAAAAAATAATGATGCGTTATTTAATACCTATGCTGCAAACACTGTAAAGTTTTTAAATACTTTAGCAGATCAACCAATGGGCATGAAAGTATGGCCTGATCATAAGTTTAACTATCAATCATTTTATGTAAATGACAACATGGAAGTATATTGGCAGTCACCATTATCTTATACAAACAGATATGTGCTAGGCACAGGTGCTTCTGATTATGCAAAATACATGTGTTTTTGGTTGCCAAACCATAGCTTACATGGTGTAGATATATTTGGTGATCACATAATTTTAAATCCCCAACTGTATTCAGATAGACAATTAGTAAATAGATACACAGACGATCTTAACTCTGATGTTTTTGAGGTAAAATAAAATGAATTTAAATGTAGGCGTATACAACATCGAAAACAACGAAATCGTTGCTATTATGAACCCTAATCCAGAGGGCATAACACTACTAACTCATGTATATTCTAACGACACTGAACATGCATTATTTGTTAAAAATGTAGAGTCAGACTCTATATACATTGTTACAGCGTCTAAAAAGTTTAGAGAAGTTAGGAATGGTATCACAGCACTGCTCAGTGCATAATAATACGTTTTTATAAGAACCGCATTTAACTTAGGTTTTAATGCGGTTTTTTTGTGGTTAAAGCGTGGTTTACGATTTAATGGTTCTTTTATACCATATCTTGGTATATTTCTTTGGATTTTTGTATAAAGTCTGCAGGGTAATTATTACTAAAACTAGCAAAGCAAAGGTGCTGTAGCATATGCAAATCAGCAATTTTATCTAGTTCTATGCCCATAGATTCCATCTTAGGCAATAGCTCTTTGCGTCTATCTTCACTTATATGGCTTAGTACACTACGCACTGTTATGCCTGGTTCACGCTCATCATAAGCAAAGAAATAGTTAATACTTTTGAGCTTGCCGTCTACTACAAAGTAACTGCTAGGATGCATACTGTATTTGTATATGCCTAAGTCTTTGTGTGCCTGTGTTATTTCAAGCATCTGCTCTTTCCAGTCTGGAAGAACGCTGTTGTAGTTTTCTTCTAAGCAGCCTGCCTGTTCCCAAAAATCTGGACCTTCAACACGAAGCATTATTTTCTTTTCAGTATAATCTATATCAAGTATTTCAGGTACGTGTTGTGGATAGTTTTCTTGCATACGTTTTAAGAAGCTAACTTCGCGTCTCCACTTCTCGTCCATCTTTGCAGGATCAACTACTTCATTTTTACCTTTATGGTATTCGCTATCATTGTGGTACCATTGACAAAACACTGTTTGTTCATCATTCATAAGACTTGTGTAGATTAAGTTGTTTCTGCACAAGCCTTTGCCCGGTACATTGTTATAATAGTATTCAAACTCGTTGTTCATATACATACTTACCTGATAAGTATTAACATGATAAGAGGAATTGGTGGGAAACCCTATATAGATTTAGATCCTTACTTAGATATAAAAGGATTTAGAGACCTGCACCCTGAAATATGTAAAGGGTTTGCACTTGCACGTGAGTATGCAAAAGAAGGAACATGGATGTCGCCGGGTTTTAAATTTGACGACATGAGCTACATTTTAAACTGGAAACCTATATATCAAGCATTTGCAGAGTATCAAGCACTTCCAGAAGATCATCCTATTCGTGTACAAGGAAGTGAAATATTTCCTACAGATTTTAAAGACTACAAACAACGTAACACATTTACACGCTATCTCAAAGGAGCAATGGGTGCAAATGACCCTTACATTTATTACTTCCTTTGGGAAGAAGGTTCCTGGGATGAACGCAATGCAGAACGTAAACCTACAGAAGAACAGCAATACTTTCCAGGTGTTGTTAAGTGGGTTGAAAACTTAGTTACTGAAAATATAATTGATCGTATAGGTCGTGTTATATTCTTTCACTGTGACCATAATGGACATGCTTTTGAACACAGAGACTTAGATGGCAAGAACGGTAACGATCAAGGATACAGCAATCACACTAACGAGTTTATACACATTCGCTATCGTACAAAACGTGGATTCTATATATGGGATCCAGAAACACAAAACAAACACTACATAAATTCTAATGCTGCGTTTTGGAACGATCAAGACTGGCATGGTGGTGAACATTCAAATGAAGTTGAATACGGACTACGTGTTGACTGTACTTTTACTCCTGAGTTTAGAAAAGTACTAGGTATTAGTCATCTAGAGAGTTACTAATGCATTATGTTGGAAATTACATAGACATTATTCCTAACGGATTAATAGATTATTTGTTGTCTAACAAAGGGCAACCAAGACCTAATAACATACCCAAACATTCTTTAGACGAATACGAAACTTACAATCATGGTGTAAATGCTGGATATGATTTAACAGCAACTTACTGGCACATATTTGAATCTCAAGATATTCCTATGCAAATAACACCTCCATGGTGTACAGGAAAAATTCATTGGTGGATTACAAAAATGATGCCTGGGGATATTATGCCTATGCACGAAGATCCCCCAACACTAAAAAATAATTGTAAACGCTATTGGATGCCATTACAGGACTATGAAGCAGGCCATGTGTTTATTATCAAAGACGAGCTAATAACAAACTATCGTGCTGGTGATGTTTTTGTATATGATGTTGCACAAGATAATCACGGTGCTGCTAATATAGGATTTACACCAAGATTTGTTTTACAAGTTACTGAGTTTGTTTAATTCCAGCGTAACTCTAAATCACTAATATACGTTTCATTGTTAACAACATAATCAATAGCATTAAGTAGTTGTTCAGCTGTTGTGTATGGTTCGTGACTTCTTAGTTCTTTGTAAAGAACATTTCCAAGTTTAATTAGTATGCTTTGAGGTAAAGCGTAGCCTTTGTTATATCCTGTAAGATGAAGATTTTTGTACTCATCGTGTGTTTTGTTTAACAAAAGTTTTTCTGCAATATATCCACTCTTTTCTCTAGCTCTATTAAAATAATCAAAGTCATTAAGATCTAAAATAGTTTGCATGGACATTTCTGTAACTATACTACCAAAACTAATAATTTTTTTAGGAGTTTTGTTTTCTTGCATATTCCAAACATTCCAAACCATTGCTAACAAATCAGATTGTATTGTATCAAACTGTGCAATGTTAAAAAATAAATCACTATGTCTTATTGCTTCTTTTATCATGTCAGCATCATCTGGCAAAGTAATACCGTGTGTTCTATCAACAGGAACCCAATCAAAATCAAAATGATCTACTATAAGTTTTCCTATGTCGGAACTTGCTCCAGTTATTATTGCTTTCATATTATCCCCAAATGTTAAACAGATACTTAGGCACTAGTCCTGCATTTGCACCAGCATGCCAACTTTTACGATCAGGCCACTTCCATACTGCACCTTGTGGTTGTTTGTACAAACAAGTATCGCCTACAATAAGTGTATGACCATCTTCAGGTCCGCTCACATGACAATGATAACGTTGCAGGGGTTTACCTGCTTCAAGTGTTTTTTCATCATCTGTAACGTCCCAATGCCAAGGTGCAACATCGCCTGGCTTTACACGACTAATCCAACAATTAATATAACTGTCCATGCCTACAAACTCACAGAACTTATCTGCAATAGATTGGTCAAACTGTTCGCCTGGTAACAGCATATCCCAACGCATATTGCCACCTTCGTGGTCCATTTTGTATCCTGCTGCACGTAAAGGACCGCCCACTTCTTCAATGCCAGGCACATCCATGCCTACATCGTGTCTAGGTCCTACATAGCCTGCTTCTTCTTGCATTAATTTTTCTAGCAATCCTTGCCAGTCTATTGTGTCACATATTCCAATAAACTCTGCCATTAAATCTCCTCCGGCCAATAGTTTGTACTGTTTTTAATTGTATAATCATACGATGCTTCACAATCAAGATATCCGTCTATAAATTTAAATCTTTGTTCATCATTTATTATGTTACCTAACATTTCTTGCGGTATTAGTGTAAACTTTGTAGTGCATCCGTATAAGTCTGATATTTTTAATTGGCCGTCTTCTACAAAAAATGTGTGTGGATATACATTAATCTTTTTTATACCTTGTTGTTCTAAATCGTCTAATATTTTTCTAACTTCTTGTTTGTAGTCAAATTCTATTGAAGCATTTTCATAAATCAAATGATTTAGATTTTTTTGATAACCATAAGATATTAGTAACTGCGACTTGTCAACTTCTAACATTTTATAACAGTAAGGTTTGCCTTTGAGTTCATTGTAATATTGCATTTCTCTGTCAAACCAAAATTTATCTTTAAACTGTATAAACATACAATAGTCATTGTATCGTGCTTCATACAAAGCACTTACAGGACCAAGCACTCCGTTATGATATTTTTCTAAAGTTTTCATAAAATAATCTCAATAGGTAATCCACTTTGATCAACAAGTTGTTCTACTTCATTAAGATTAGCAGACTCTATATCAAAACTTATATGTGTTTCACTGCGTTTATTAAAGTTGCTGATAGTTCCTAATTTGTTTGACTTGTTGAGCCATACACTAAATGTTTGATCAAAGTTGTAACGCAATCTAGGTACAGGTGTTGCTTTTAATGCAACACTAACAGGATTGGATAATTTATTACGCTGTAATAATTTGCGTATTACAAGTTGGCATCTTGGATAATAACCAAAGTTTGCTGCACTGTGTAAACGGCCAGCATCCATTTCATATACGTGATGGTCTTTGGTTGTTGGAAACATTTGTCCGTTGCTAAGATCTATTAGGTAACACTCTACACCATCTAATGACAAATGATATCTATCATCTATATCAGAATGCTGTTGATAACAATGTCCTTCTTTTAGTACATTTACTCTAACTTGCCCCGGACGTTCTAATCTGTTAAACAATACTTCTAGTTCTGTTCCAACATATTCTGGTTTTAGTTGCCAAGGATCGTAAAAGAAGTCTCCAGTTGGCGTTGATAACTCGTGCTTGCCTACGTCCATTGTTGGCAAACAGTCAATAATTTTATCTGTATCTACTAATATACCTGTTTTTGTTAACATAGTAGTACTTATCGCTTCTAATAAACTGCTAGTTTAATTACGGTAAATATTGATATGAAATCAAATAGTTGTACATTTTGTATGCATCCATTTACTGGATTGGCAACTAGAGAAGATGGTGCAATTAAAGTGTGCTGTCGCAGTCAGCCAATTGCATGGATCCAAAATCAAAGTTTAGAAGAAGCATGGAATTCGGATGCAATGAAACTTGTTCGAAAACAAGTTCTCAATAACGAGCGTCCAGATGTATGCAAACCGTGCTTTGACCTTGAAGATCAGGGTGTACAGAGCTTACGACAGCGTCATACAGCGGGTGTTATACCAGAAGCAAGGGTCAACTTATACCCTGATGCACTAGACGCTTTAAACGAAGATTATAGCATGCCATTTGAGCTTCCTACAATGGAAATCAAACTCAATAATTTATGTAATTTGAAGTGTCGTATGTGCAATCCTTTGGACAGCACAAGTTGGAAAGATTGGGATCAAGTTACAGAATTTTATGAAAAGGAAGAAAACTATCTTGTACCTACTGTTCAAAAATTAGTTGATGTTCCAGGTCAATATATTGGTCTGTTTGACAATAGTGACAATTGGTGGACAAGTTTTGAAAAACTATTACCGTACTTCCGTAGAGTAGAGTTTGCCGGTGGCGAACCTCTAATGGATCCATATCATTACAAGATACTAGACAAACTTGCAGAGTATGGTCATCAAATAGAATTAAAGTATGCTACAAACGGAACTACACTAGGCATTAAAGGCGGACGTACTATACACGACTATTGGCCTAAGTTTAAAAGCATTGCTGTAAATGTAAGCATAGACGGCATACACGATGTCTACGAATATATTAGAGGCAATGGCAAGTTTAGCGAAATAGAAGAAAACGTAAAAGTTTTTAAATCATTTCCTAATGTAAGTCGTGTAGTTGGTGCGTTTACTGTACAAGCAAATAACATTATGCAGATTGACAAAGTAATAGAATACTTTTTAGAAGAAATGGGCATTATATTTTACTCGCATCGTGTAAACTATCCAATGGCACTTTCTGCACAAGTACTACCAAAGTTATTAAAGACAGGTATAGTTAATCGCCTTGAGCAAATGAAGCATAAGGTGCTTGAATACAAACTTGTAAAAGAACACGATATTGTAAAACAAGTTACTCTACAACAAATACAAGACAACATAAACTTCTTAGAAGCAAAAGATATGCACGACACACACTGGGCTGACTGTATTGAATTTAATAAACGTTTAGACGCAACTCGTGGACAGGATTTTCTTGCTACTAATCCGGAGTTTGCTCCATATGTTTAATTTGGTATTGACAAATGACAAGGAAAATGTTAGTATACCTTTCACTGTAAGAAATACTAGCATTGCTAAAAAATGGTTTGAGGAACTGTTGAAAAATTACGAGCTTTACGAAACAGATAGATTTACTAATTGGGGTACACAAAATCTTATTCCAGAACTTAATGAGTGTATTACTAAAATAAATCAACATGGAGTTTGTATTGATCGATATATTAGTAGTGCAAGCACTGATATGCAAGGAGATTTAAACTACTTACACAAGTTCTTTGAAGACCTACGCGGCGAAGTAGATAAAGGAACAGAGTGGTTTAATACTGCACCTAGTGAAGCACAAGAAGCAGTTGAGCGATTTAATGTACTAATACACAAACTAGAAGCAGAACTTAGAACAAAAAATCATCCTACTGTAGTTGTTACATTCAAAGACAGACCTATAATAAATCTAACAGAAGAAGATATGAAGCACTTTACATTTAGATGGACACATGGTACTGTTTATATTAACTACTGTCAAGTAGGTAAAACTGTATTAGATGTTTTTAAAGACAAAGACAGCATAGCACAAGGTGTTAGACCACAAGAATATTATAGTGCAGATTTTATGGTTAAGTTTGGTCCTACTATTCCTTATTGGTTGTATGCTATAAGAAAAGCATATATAAAACTTTGGCTTAAATTACAATCTTTTACATTTAAGAATATAAATTTAGGTATGATTCCTGTTGCAGACTTAGCTGTAAATGGTATAGATATAGAATACTTAAAATCATTTAATAAAGTTAAGGGCGTAGAATGTATTCAATAACTAGCAGATGGGATCATCAAGACAGTATTCATGTTGAATGGAACATTGGTAAACGCTGTAATTTAGATTGTACCTATTGTCCTGCTGAAATACACGACAACTTTAGTCCACATACCAATGTTAAAGTTATGCTAGATGTAATAGACGCACTCTATGAAATAGGTAAACCTATTAGACTAAGTTTAACAGGTGGTGAGCCTTGTGTGCATCCTGATATAGAAGAAATTGTTGAACACGCTAGCCAACGATTAGACTGGGTTAACATAACAACCAATGCAACACTGCCGCCAGAACTATATAATAGACTTCCTGTAAGTCATTATGTGTTTAGTTTGCATGTAGAAGATGATAAAAATTGGCGTCGATGTGCTGACAATATACTTCATTGGTCACAACTAAACGAAATTGAAAAGAATATTCCTTATCAAGTTAATCTAATGGCACATCACGAACACATGGACAGAGTAAAACAGTGTGCAATGATGTTTGACGGCCACAATATTCCTTATGTTGTTAGACGCATACGTTGGACAGAAAAGCACGATTGGTTTGATGACATGAAATATAAAGAAAAAGATCTGCGTTGGATACTAGATCAAAAGTCTACTGCCAAAGAAAACTGCGTTATTGACGATGAAGAACTTGCACACGCTAATGATATTATTAAAGAACAACGTAATCAGTTTGAAGGTTGGACTTGTAATGCAGGATTAGAGAGTTTAATGATTAATTGGGATGGTGATGTGCATCGAGCTACTTGCAGAGTAGGCGGAAGTTTGGGAAATATATACGATGGATCATTTGAACCGCCTGAAGAAGCAGTTATTTGTACACGCAAATGGTGTACTTGTGCTGCTGACATTCCGTTAACAAAGGTTGCAAATGATACAAACTAGTGCTATAAACTTAACAGGACCAGAACGCTTAATGGTTACTTGGGATACTGGACGTAGATGTAACTTTGACTGTTCATACTGCGAAGCAAGTCGCCACGACAATGTAAGTCCTCCGCATAGTTACGAAGAATTGTTAAAAACTTTTGAATTTATAAAAGAGTATACCAGCATATATTCAGATTTAGTTAACATAAACTTTACAGGCGGTGAGCCTACAATTAATCCTGCGTTTTGGCAACTAGCAGAACATATTAAAAATACAGAAACACGTTTTAGACTTAGTTTAACTACTAATGGTGCTTGGCATCCAAGTAATACAGATCGTATTGCTAAGTTATTTGACGGTGTAACTGTAAGTTACCATACTGAAGGTCACGCTAGACTAAGAAAACAAACAATCGATAACATTAAACTATTGCACAGAGCTGGTATTTGGTTACAAGTTAATGTAATGCTGCACACAGACAACTGGACTGATGGTGTTAAAATGTGTGAAAAGTTAAAAATATTAGGTATCAAACACAATCCTCGTCCTATTGGTGACGGCAATGTTGAACGCAAAGGTTGGTTTGTTGATACAGATGGTAATTTGCGTAGAACAACACACGATTATACAGACGAACAACAGGAATGGTTTTACAATTATACCAATTCTTCAAAACCTAGCGAAGGAATTAAAGCAGGAACAGAATTAGGACGTAAATGCTGTGGCGGTCGCTGTTTACAGGGCAAAGTAAACGGTGAGTGGCAAGCAGTTGAGCTAGTCGATACACATTTTAAAGGATGGTTTTGCAGCGTCAATAAGTACTTCTTACACATTGATCAACACACGGGCAATGTGTATCACCATCAGACCTGTCAAGCACTACACGACGGTCTAAGAGGCCCTGTAGGCACCCTTAAAGACACTGATAGTATACTTGCTTATGCAAACGCAAACAAAGAACGAACTATTGTTTGCCCTAATGAAAGATGTGGTTGTGGAATGTGTGTGCCTAAGGCTAAAGAACTATCCGACTATACAGCCATACTCGCCAAAAACATCTAAAAACTTTTTCTCTCTACGTTTATCATACTCTGAAATAAACAGTTTGAAATCTTGCAACTGTGTTTCTGTAGGTTGCTTATCAAACTCTGCTAGTACAAACTTAAAACGTTTGACTGTTTCGCTATTAAAATGCTTTTTAATTTTTTCGCAACTTGCTTCTAGTATAGGTCTCCATACTTTAGGTGCTAGTGATACATGTAGGAAACTAGGATGCCTTACATAACTAACACTGAGCGTAACACGTTTATATTCTTTTTTAAGGGCAACTACATCATCTAGAAATCTAGCAAAACTTGTTATACTTAAAACGTTGTATGCACACATCAAGTTAAGTCTTAGTTTAGGCAATGCTGCTAGTACATAATAACAGTTCAATAACCATTCTCGATAGTTTAATCCGTCACGAACATATTCTGCTTGTCCGCCATAACTTTCTCCACTGGTTGCTATTTCTATACGCTTTACATTTTTCTGCACTTTTTCAAGCAGTTCAATAAAGTTAGCAATGATGTGTTTTGGAGCACCTAGGTTGCTGTTGATTACAACTGTAAGTTTTTTGTTAGGATGTTGCGTAATATATTCTAACAGTTTTTCAGTGTGTCTACTAAGCATAGGTTCACCACCAGTAATACGAAGTGTATGTAATTTGTCATACATAGTAGGCAAATATTCCCAGAACGCTTCAATGTAAGGATTGTGTTCTCTGTCTAGTATTTGTTTTTCGTGTATTTGGTTGTAACTGTCGGAAGTAGGATACGCACCAAGGTTAGATATTTCGCTAGTCCACAAACTGCTAAACTGTGGTCCACAGTATGCACATTTAAAGTTGCACACGTTTGAGAAACTAACTTCTAGCATAGTAGGATCGTATCTGTCAGTGGCAATGATATCTTTGCGATGTGGCCAACTGTCACGCTTCTTGCTCATAAGAACACGATCACTATATTTTTCTGTTTCTTCTATACGCCAACAGTAATCACACTCACTAGGACGTTCTCCGTTGAGCATTTGATTTCTGACACTACGTTTGTATGAGCTATTGTGCAATGCACTAGGATCTGCTTGCACTTCTTCAACAGGAACAACATGTGGATTAGGATGATGACAACTGTGATTCTTTCCTATGCCCAAATGCATTGTGCTGTTAGTCCACTTTGCTAAACATAGACTTTCGCCTAGTTTATTTTTTACATACCAATTAAACATATCTTGTCATTATACTCTCATAGTCTTTTTTGTCTAGTGCTTTAGGAGCACAAATGCCGCACCAACATCTAGACTTTTTACAAACAATAGTGTCAGTGCCTTGTTCTACTCTGTCTAATAATGCTTGTGTATTTTTAAGATTTCCTATAGGACCAACTTTTCCATCAAAGTTCATTCTACAGTCTTTATTAGTAAATATCTCTCCAGTAGTTTGTCTAATGTACAAAAAGAATTTATCTACACTGCAATTCCAACCTTTGAATCTATTATCTACAAATTTAGTACAACCTGAATTTGTACATAGCGTTTGTCCACCGCAGCAGGCTCTACCTTCTGCACTTAGATTTACACCTTGTGTTACTATTGCTGTTGCAGTTTGCAATAAACTAGCAGGACGTTTTCCTGTTATAAATTCTGCTTGTTCTGGTGTATAATTAAATCGCCAATCAAACCAATCGTGATCGATTTGACGAGTTTCGTATCGCATGTCATGATTTTTACAAAACTCTATCATGTTAATACAAACGTCCCATTGTTTAGGATGCATCATTATGCTAACATGAAAGTTCTTATTTTGTTTTTTAAGATATAATAAATTGTCTTTTACTTGTTTGCGTTGTTTTGGTAATGCTTCTGCATGAAAACTAACTGTAAAATAGTCTAACATTTCAACTATACTTTTCCACAAACGTTTTCCAACTACTGCATTTGTAATAGTTCCAATATAAAATTGCCAGTCAACTTGTTTCTTTTTTTGATCTACGTAATCAAGTATTTCTAATATATTAGGATGAAATAAACTTTCACCACCTAAAATATTTAAACTTGCTTGTTGTAATGCTTTAGGACGAGTTTTAAATTGTACACTAACATAGTCTACAATAAAATCAAGAGTGTGCAAACTGTCTTCAAGAGATGGGTGAGGTATTTTATTGTTATGCCCATCGCCACAATAACTACAGTCAAGATTACACTTTAGAGTGCTTTCCCATTCTATGTGAAAGTAATTAGGTTCTAGTGTGTCTAAAAAATTCTTTTTGTACATGATGCTTCTTCACTACAACCACAAATATCCTGTGTACATTTTACAGGCACTATCTTAGGATTGTATTTTTGTATAAAATCTTTACTGTATAAGTTATGGTGAATTTTGTCACCGTATAATATTTGCTGACAGTTACCACTGATTTGTCCGCTACTAAAAATTTTTATAAAATCAACACCAATGTTACAGGTCCAATCTTTAAAATGATTTAGTTTATTTCTTATTACCCAATTATCATCTTTTACTATGAACGGTCTAAATCCTTGCTTGTATACTGCAATAAGTGTCTCCGGTTTTCTAACATTCTTTTCGTACCATTCTTTGTTAGGATAACGCTTTATTGGATCTTGAAAATAGTCAAGTTGTAGATCTGTATATCTATGTTCACCAGAAAAATGTACAAGTTTAGCAATTATAGTCCATTCATATTTAGAATTATCTTTTAGATATTCAATGTTTTCTTTGCACTTGTCGAACTCTAAAGGATCCATAAGAACATCTGCGTTTACCATAACATTGTTCTCATATAAAATATCACACACTTCACTAATATGATCTAATTTTGCAAATTCATTGTGTACACTTATGCCAACTATATCAAAGTTATGTGCTTCACGTTTCCACCAACTTATGCTTTTACTACCGTTTGAACTTATTTCGATTCGTGTATCAAACTTTTCTTTCAAGTATGTACACAGTTCAGGCAAGCCTTTCCACAGTGTAGGTTCACCGCCAACAAAGAATATTTCGCTTTTGGGTTTGCCATTGTTGCGATAATGTTCTAATAGGTGTCCTAGATTCTGTTTGACTATGTCAATATCAGGCCAAGGTTGATCGCCTTCGTTACTGCCCGGAAAACAGTAGTAGCATTTATGATTGCAGAGATTGCCCAGCATGTATTCTATGCGAAGTGTATCTTGTGCTTGATTATTTTGTAGTTTTACAATCATAACAAGTGTGCTAACTCCGGAAAAATTTTTGCTGCACACAAACCTCTAATAGCATCTAGTTTGTTTGTGTACTCTTTGAAGCCAGGTAATAAGTGACTGTTGTCTTGTGCATCCATGTGATTAAGAACTGCCTCCCAGCGTTTCCATCCATATGGATTGTGCTTCCAAAAATCATCATCTTGTCTGTAGTTGTTCCACAGCCAATCTTTAAAGTCCATAAAACGCTCACGCACTTCTTGCTTATCTTCTAGTGGTAGAATCTGTATGCTTAAAAACGTAGGAATGTATAATAAATGCATGTTGACTAAACCACCGCCCATTTGTGTACCACCCGGAACAGTGCCTACATTTAGTTTCTTAAAGCCGCTGTCTAGTTTCCACTTCATAAAGTCTGGCAAGTGTTTTACATTGAATATTTGTATTGCTGTTGCAAGGCTAGTTTGTATATTATCAGGAGTATTGTCTAATAAATGCAATGTACGTTCTACTGTTTCAAAGTCTGTAGGGAAACGTATGTACTCATCACGTTCATGACATGCATCCATACTTACTGCAAACTTAACTTTTCTAAACTTACTCCACAGTTCAATCAAATCGTCATCAACCAACAATCCATTTGAATTGTAGCGTAACAGTATTTTGTCTTGATATCCTTGACGTACTATTTCTTCAATGAACTGCTTGTGTTCTTTGATCATTAGAGGTTCGCCGCCAGCAAAGTATACTTGTCTTAGATTAGGAATCTGAGCATACATTTCTTCCCAAAACGTATCCTTTTCATGCCAGAAGTTATTAAACTCTTTTTTGTCCCACTGCATCTGCTGCTTAACAGATTCATTGTCAAGTTGTGGAAATAATTTTTGCCAGTCGCTTACCCATTTTGAACTATCATGAGGGCTACACATTACACACTTAATATTGCAAGTATGTCCTAGTCGCAAGTCTAAGTATTTTAAGTTTTCAGGAACGGTTCCGTCTTCTTGTGTCTGGCGAACTAGTTCAGGTATGTCTACACCATCTTCGTACCATGTACCGCTTTCCCATACACGTTTACTTGCTACACCTTTAGACTCTTCTTCAAAGCACTTGCGGCAACTAGCAGGTATCTCACCTTTAAGCATAGTCGTACGTACACTTTTCATGTAGTCATTGTTCCATGCTTCCATAGGTGTTTCTCGACCAAAGTTTGCAGGCTTGCCGTGTTCCATTTTAACAAGTCCTACTTCATGATCTTCTCCAGCACCGCTTGCATTTGCACTACAGCAAAGTCGCATGTCACCATTAGGTCGTGTAGCAAAGTGTATCCACGGAAGTACACAGAAAGTAGGCGTACCTGACTGCTGTTCTATGATACGCTGATACTTTCCTAGTTGTGTATCTTCTGGGTGATACCAATACTTATTTGACATTATTCTTTTCCTTGGCCCAGTTGCGTTCTTGGCACCAAAAACATTCTCCGCACTCTGGTACAGGTTCACCAACTATATAGTTTGTATAATTTAAGTTTTCAAAATCGCCTTCACAACTGCGTGTTATGTTAAACAAATCCATAATATCGTTATCAATATATTGTTTTACAATCCAATCTTTTTCTGTATATAAAAACGGATGACACACAGTTACACCATTGTGTTCTTTAACAAGTTCATTAGGATCTTCAACTATAATATTGCGGTCGGGCATACCTTTTGTAATTGTAGGATCGCTAGGGTTTTTGCTTTTTGCAGCATACCATACATCTAAGTTTTCTGTTGCTGCAATCCATTCAGCATGAGCTCTTACAGCAATTTGATCTCCACTACGAAGTTGTCCATATTCATCTTCAATGTTAGCACCTTTGCTACCGTATTCTAAATCAGGCGGAATAAAGTTTTCGTGACGTAAAAATCTTATGTTAGGAAATCTATTTACAAGCCAAGTAAAAACTCTAATACTATCATAACGCTGCCATGGTCTTGTTTTCCACATACGCACATGGCTTAGTATATGTACAGTAGCATCTTCAACTTGAGAACAAACCAAGTATGCTAGTAATGCACTGTCAGCACCGCCACTTACGCTTATACCAATGTTTTTCCATTTAGGATCAAAATGTATCATAGTTCTACCTTTTCTATAAACTGATCTTTAGGTTTGCTGAGTTTATTAACTCCGCATGTCCTTGCACAAGTAATTAGTTTTTTCTCGCCCCAATATTTGTTCCATACAGTCTGCCAAGGTGTTGAGTTGATTATGTCTTTAACAGATCGTTCTAATGCATTAGTGTTACCTAAGTCATTAATAAGGTCTTGATATTGAGAGTGCATTTTTTGTCTAATATACTTTACATTATCGTCTTGTCTTGTATAATTGTAAGGTATACTTGACAAAAAGCAACAAGGCATAACTTTTTTATATGCGTCTATATAAACTTCTTTTGTTTGTACAACATAACAATCAATCTCACTAGCATCAACAATATCTTGGTAATTGTCAATAACGTCTTGTGTAATTAGGTTAATTTTACTTCCAGTTGGTGGTTCTAAATAATAAGATACATCACCATACCTATCAAGTACTTCAAACTTTTCAGTAGCAACAAATCTTGCACTGTCTTTGTATGTAAATCTAGCAAAGCCTAATTCTTTTGCTCTACGTTCTGCTTCTTCTAATTGATGTTCGTTGTGTTTAAATTTTATAAAAGCCCATTCAGCAGTGCCGCCTGCGTTTATAAATGCTTTGGCATTTCTTATTACTGTTTCATATTTTGTACCAATACGATATAAACTATGTGTATCTTCTAAACCATCAATAGCAAATATAACATTATGTGCAGGAGGTAATGCAAAACGTAATTCTTCCCACCATTCAGGAGACCTAGCACCACCGTTGGTATGTATACGAATATATAAATTAGGATTAGTCTGTTTGCTGTAACGACACATTTCTATTAGGTCATTATTAATAATAGGATCACCAAAGTTACCACAAAAATAAAATCCGTCTACTTGTTGTAAAACTTCTTCGTTTAAAACATCTTTAAAGTCTTGTGTTGTCCAGTCTTGATTTTTGATAAGAGGATTTTCTAAGCCGCCATGCACATTTCTACTACACATTGGGCAACTTGCTTGACACCGATTGGTAATTTCTAAATGTATACTTTTTAGGCTTTCAAACTTAAACAACGTCTTTCTTTCCTATTATCATAAACCGATTATACTTTGGCGTATCTAATGTGCCTCGCCAAAGAGCTTTTATTTTAGACATTTGAGTAAAATCATCTAAGTCTATTGCACAACGAATATGTTCTTCATGATTAAAATAATCATTACTTTGTAAAACTACTGTTGCTCCTTTAGGAACATTATCTAACCATTGTTCGTATTGTTCTTGTGTAATATGTTCGCAACTGGTATTAATTACTATATCTGCATCATATTTGTAATTACACATGTCTGCTGTAACTGCTGTAAACTTGCCTTCCATCTCATAACGCTTGTTTACAGTGTTTGCTATTTCTTCACAAACAGGATCTATATCTAAAGATGTAATATGTTTGATTCCAATTTTACTATTAAACATAATACTTGCTAACACGCCATTCCAACCACCGTGAATTACAATGCGTTTGTCACCGTATAAGTTTAATGCTTGGACTGCTTCAGTTAACCATATTTTACTTCTTATTTGACCTTTCCAAAAACTTTCAAGTGTACGATATCTGTCTTCACTGTTGCGAACAGCGTCCATCCAGAACATTACATCTTCAAGTTCAATTTTCATACTATGTACTCAAAGTTTTGACAAGTGTCCCCTTTACGTAATAACTTTGCACCATTTCGCAAATGAAACTTTTCTGCCATTTCAGTTAATGGACTTAGTGTACAAAAACGTTTGATGTATGGCTTGTCACGTTTAATAACATCTGCTGTACTGAAGATAATTTCTCTACCAGCACCTTTGTCGTAACTCCATACAGTATAAAACATTGCTGTATCAGGATCGTTTGTGTTGTTTAGTTCTTCTTCTGTAATAGCAACACCTTTGGTATATGCTACACAAACAACAGCCCTGGCAACACCTACTTCGTCATCTTCTAACGTGTAAACTTCTCTACCGTCTACTATTCTCCAATGCATAGGCAAATGGGGACGAACTGGATCGTCTTTTACATAACCTAATGTCCAATCATCATTAACTAGTTTTAACATTTTTATATCTCTCTTACTTTTGGAAGTTTAGAATCTGCTGAACTTACACAAGAACGTGTAATGCATTTTCTAGGAGCGTCATGTATAGTGAACCCATCGGTTATTGTTCCTAAAGGTTCTTCATGACAGGAATAGGAACGTTTTACTTCATTTTCTCTAATAACTATCCCCTGGTACCCTGCATTACAAGTCCAGCCTTCAAACTTATTAAAGCCAAACGCATTAAAACGTTCTGCTTGATCTAAATCGTACTCTATTCCTTTATCGTCGTAGAGTGCAATTTGCGAGATTTTTTCGCCTTGCCACTTTTGTGGGAATCCGGCTTGCATGATTGCAATTTGTTCTTTTGTATATCCATGTACCACGTCGGTGGCAGTATTGTTGGACTGAGGTTTGAGAGTGACGCTAATGCCTCTGGCGGCAAATCGTTGTAGGCGTTCGTAAAGCTCTTCAAACCTTTCAGGAACCATAACTTGATTAATCGTAACAAAGGTTCCTCCTTTCATTAGTTGCAAGCATTTGTCTCCAAACTCTTGCTCGTTAGCAAATTCATCGTGAAAACTTGCTGTTATACTTCTACGTTGCAAAGTACTTGTTGCATCTAACCACCTATTCCACCATTTGCTTCCGGGTGATAAATTTGTGGTCATATGTATACTTTGATACTCGGGTGCTGTATCACTACAGTAGTACTCTATAAGTTCCCCAAAGTATTTATAAGCAGTGGGTTCGCCTCCACTGAAACTAAAATGAAAATTCTTAAAGCCATTTAACTGTGCTTGATATTTTATATTATCAATTGTCTGTTTGTAAACGGATAAATCATAATGGTCCGGTTTGTCTGATCTTGCGTAGGGCCAGCAATAGCTACAATTATAATTGCAAAAGCGACCAAGAATCCAACTGACAGTAAATAGGTTCTGTTCCAATAAGGTACGTTGCCCAAACTTAACAATCTTTTCAAATGGTATTTCAGTAAAAGTATTCTCATCAATCATCATTAATTATAACATATTTCACTTGCTGTGTCTAGTATTTCCATAGTGTACTACAGGATTTTGGCCCTCATAATTACGCCAAGGGTCAAAAACAGTAACATTTTCAGGTACTGCATCTGTATCATGTACTCTTACAAATACGCTAGGATCTTTATCTACTATCCAGCCACCTAATTCTTTAACATAATGCTGTACTAGTAAACTATAACTGCCGTCTATATATTCTACACCTGGTTTATAACTGTCACTACTAAACTGTACTTTGTTTCCATATTTGAGTATTTCAATAGCCATGTTACGTGCTTGTATTTCTCTAGCGTTCATAATACTATCAAAAATGTCGTATCCTAAATGTAGATTTTTTGCCATGTAACGTAGTGCAATATTATCTCTAGGATGACAAGCACCACCGTCGCCCATGCCTGCCTTCATATAACTAGGACCCATGATACGTTGCGAACTTTCTGCTAGTGCTTTGGTAACTACATCAACATTGATGTTGCCTTGCTTTTGTGCAACATCTTGTATCATGTTTACTAGTCCAATCTTTGTACTAATAAATGTATTATAAAAAACTTTGATTGCTTCACATTCGTCCCAAGTACCAATAACGTAACGTGGATCATTTTGCATTACAGTTTTGTAGAAGTCTACCAACTGTTTTGCGTCACCTGTTTCACTGCCATCATCTGTTCCAATCATTACCATTTCAGGATTTACCATGTCCCATGCAACTGTGCCCATAGCAATCAAATACGGATTATACACAAATCGTGTATTAGGTACTAAATTAATAAATTCTCTACGAGTTGTTCCAGGTAACACTGTACTGATTAAAACAAGCAGTTGGTCTTTGTTCATGTGCTTGTTACATTCTGTTAAAACGTCTTTAACAATATCGTAACTGAAATCTTTTGGCTCTAGGTGTGCTGTAGGAGCTCTACCGTCATATGCAGGGTCGTGTGGCGTTGGTACAGCAACAAATACAATCTCTTGACCTTCTACAGTTTCTTGTATTGTTGGCAACTGTTTGACGTTATTTGTATTGCATTCAACAATATCATATCCTGAAACTATGTGACCGCTCTTGGCTATTTCTTCTGCACAGGGTAGTCCTAGTTTTCCTAAACCAATAAATGCTATTCTCATATTGTACCTTCATAAATATCTTAGTTAACTGAGTATTTAATGGATTTTCAATGCAACACCTAACAGACTGGCTTATCAACACCAAATATTTTAGAGAGTGCCCAAGTGAGATTGGCTGCTTTTATCACTATAAAAAACATATACCTCTACTTAAAAAAGGATCTTATAATAGTATAACTGTCCTGTTTGCACACTATTCCTATGATGCTCCTTTTGATACAGATACAGATGTGTTTAGCTCAATAAAACCATTTTATCTTGATATGTTACGACAAAGAAAATGTATCTTTATATTAGATGGTACACACGAAGGTTGGGCACCAGAACATCAAAGCGTTGCTATAGCATTATATAATAGTGCAATAAAAAATAACATAGATCCATCTGCTATATTTTTCTTAAGCGGAAATCTTAGAGAAAAAGCAAATTTTAAAAATTTCCATATCACACACGGTGATTACTATCCTATCAACATTATTGAAATTATGCATTGGGATACTTTTCAAAAAGTTATGATGACAGAAGGCAAAAGAAGATTTAGCCGTAGACAAAGTTTAGAACAAAACTATCAAGGAAAGTTTTATCTTAACTTAACTAGACGTAATAGATTTTGGCGTAGTTATTGTACTTGGAGGCTGCACGAAGCAGGTGTAGCACAGTATGGTTTGCTTAGTCATGACCGATTAAACCCAAAAGAATATAAAGCCAACAAATTTTTTACTAAAGAAATGGAACAAACTCTAACAAGGGTTACTCCTCTTATTGCAGATACAACCGACTTTGAAACTAACTGGGCTGACGATTTAGGAGTAGGTTTACAAAATCAAGTATTGTTTAATCTCACTTCTGAAACTATGCAAAGTGATTGGGGAGAAACTAGTTTATTCTATAGCGAAAAAACTTTTAAACCTATCGTATGTAAAACACCTGTGCTTATATGGGGACAAACAGGACAAAACTATAATCTTCAAAGACTAGGTTATAAATTATACACTGATTGGTTTGACTACGAGTTTGACTTTGAACCAGACATTGTTAAACGCTGGAATAAATTAGAAAAAGAAATAGTTCGTGTGTGTACTATGCTTTCTAAAATGACACGTTCACAACAAATTGATTGGTCATTAAAAAATGAAGATTTATTAGACTACAATTATAAATTTGCTGATTATAATGATTACACAATTAGTGAATTTTTAAGACTTATCGAATCTGCTCAAAATTACTTAGGTAATCAGTTAATCAACGACCCAACGTATCCATCAAAAAATACCATGTAATTCAGGAAACGTTTTAGCAAAATTTGTTCCTCGACGTCTATCATGTTCTTTAAACCAAGCAACAAAATCTTTTCGTCCTATATCTAAGGTTTCTTCGTCATAGTTTGTAGTACGCATGTAATCTACAACACGACGAAACTTTTCATATTCAAGTTTTGTAAATTTGTTTACGTCATAGTCATCTAGATTGCTTTTGATAAATTCTAAATGACTTTCCATATAACTCATAAAACTTTTAGGAAGTATATTCATATCGTACTGCAAAGGTTCTTTTAGATAAGGTGTATCAAAACGTATGCGTCTTGTACCAGTTTGATATTTCTGTCTCCACTCTAAAAACTTTTCAAGCAGTTTGTTAAATGTAGTTACACACAACACATTAAATGTAACCATAAATGTAATAGGTTGATCTGTTTGTGTCATCCATGTATCAAAGTTCTTTTCCCAAACAGACAAGTCTAAGTTAGTTCTAATATATTCTGCAGGTGTTCCCCAAGTGTCCATACTAGTAAACAATTTAAACCGTTTAATTTTCTTTTCTTCAATTAACTTGTTAACCCTTTCTGCAAGACGTTTTACAAGTATATTTTTAACAGCAAGATTACTGTTAATATTGATTTCAAGATTAGGACGAGGATTCTCGGATAGGTCCTCAAGCAAACGCCAAGTACTCTGTTGCAAAAGTGGCTCACCTCCTGTAATGCGTAATATGTTCAGCGTTTTACTTACCTGGGGCCACCAGTCCCACCATGCTTGTACATAAGGGTTTTCTTCTTCCTTTTTGTATATACGCATACGGCGGGTATCAAATGAATGGTTTTTAACCATATCATAAGGGCCATATTCTTCTATTTCTTTAAAGTAACTACTACTTGCTTTAGGATGACAGTATCCACATTTTAAATTACACTCATTACCAAATGAAACTTCAATATACTCTGGATTAATATTAAAGTCCCAATCATTGTCTACAATTTCTGCTAATCGTTCTTTTGTATAGATTCCAGCATTTCTTTCATGCCTGTCACTTACATAGTCTTTGCCCATGCACTCTATATTCCAGCAGTACTGACACCCTTTAGGTTTTAGTCCTGCCATCATTTCTCGTCGCTGTAATTTCTTTTCTACTGTATTGTGTAGGGCACTAGGATTGTTTTCAAGTTCGTGTAAGGGAATAATATGCGGTGCAGGATGATAACAACTATGCGTTTCACCTGTTTGTAAATATATTGTAGTGTGATGCCATTTTGCCAAACAAAATGTAGGAGAAACTTTATCCGTAATTTCTTTTACTTCAGTCATACGGTCAATAGGATCTTTTACAATCTTTAGCTGTCTAGCAAATTTTTTTACTAGTTTATTCAACATCAATAAATCCTTGACCTGTGCGATCTGTATTTGTATAACTGTCTTTGAACATTTCGCTTTGAATTCTAGTAAACGGCAAGTCAACAGGCAATCCTAATTCTTGCTGTAGTCTAAATCCTAACTTTCTTACTTTCCACAATATATTAGTATCATCTACATCTTGAGTTATTTCTTCCCATAGACTATTTAGGTACTTAAAATCTCTAACTTGTACATAATCCCAATTTTCAAGATTAGTCATTACACAACCTAATCGTGCTCCATATATTGCCCACATACCATGTTCAACATCTGCACCTACCATTTGCCATATCATTAGTCTATGCAGATTCTGCCAGTAGACTTCATCTTTGAATGTTATACTGTTAAACTTTCGACCTCTGTCCAAACACATTTTAACACCTTCACGGAAGCCTGCTCTCCATGCTTGTGCAGGTGTAGCGTTATTATATACCTTTGAATAACAACTATTCATTTGTATATAATCCAAGTTCCAGCAAAATTCTACTTGAGCAGCAATATCGTTTGATTCACTTGCTTCATGTGTTTTCATGTTTAGTACAACATCTTTTGGCCAACATTTTAAACCGCCATTGCCGTACATAAGTCCGTTGATTACATTATATCCGCACCAACTTAGTACAGCATTTTTCATATAAGGATGTTGTTTAAAATCTATTTCTTGTTCTAAGAAGTCAGCATAAATTTTATTGTCACCGTCAACAGTAATAAATCGTTCTGTTTCTGCAAGTTCTGCACAGGCTTTGTGTGCGGCATCTGATCCTTCTACGCCGTGTACACGTTTAGCCCAAGGTGCTTTTTTAAGCAGATCGGCATAGTTTTCATCTGCATTAGGTTCGTCATATGACAAATAGATAATATCAATATCACGTATTTTCATTTTCAAACCTCTCTTTAAGCCAATCAAAATCGTTTATCTTTTTAAGTGCTTCAGGTTTATCAGCATTAGCTTCACCGTATTCTTGACCTTGTTTTGCACCCATTTGTGCGTATTCTCCATAACGTCTTTTATTTCCTTCAAACTGCCACTGTGTTAGTCTGTATTCGGTTTCTTCATCATGCTGTCTGTCAATAGAGCGTGACGCTAGTTTTACACATTCTCTAAATGCACTTTTCCAAGTGTTAAAGGGATCAGTATTAAACGCTGTAACATTAGATACAATAGGCATAGGTTTAAACTTGCTGCTAATACTTGTTGTCATATCCGCAGTATCTATATTCATATTCAATGTAAGTTCTCTAGGCAATAATTTAATTCCGCCATATCCATATATTAAATCGTTAACAGGATTACGACTTCTCCATACATGTACAAAATCTAATTCAACATCTGGTACTTTATATGTAAACCTAAACTCTTCTTCAATCTTTGCATCACCGTCTACCACCCAAAACATTGGACTAGTACACAGTTCTGCGGCCTTTTTGTGTGCTTGATGTATACCTTTTACTCCGTGTACTCTTTGAGCTCTTGGAAAACGTGCTTTTAATGATTGCCAGTTTTCTTCTGCATTAGGCTCATTATAACTTATAAACACAATGTCATAACGACTAACTTCGTTTTCTTTTATGTTGCCGCTGATTCTATGAGGGCTTTTGTATACCATTTTATAAAAATGACACTGCAATGTAGTTAAAGGAGAACCAATAGGCAAAGATGCCCACTCAGTTAAACTCAGCATTTCTTTACAAGCAGCACGAGCACCTCTTATACAAGCATCACCGTTCTCTGTATCAAGACCTAGATAGTTCCATATCAAAATTCTTTTGCGTTCGGCTTCTGTAATATTTGCTAATGATTTTCCATCAAGAATATTTTTAATTTCTTTATAGGCACTTTCGTATGCTTGTTCAGGCGTATCTGCATGATATACTTCTGCACCTGGATGATCAATAGTAAAACTAAAATCTGTTCCGCCTTTCCACTGCACACCAGATGTTTCGTATGTCAAATGATTTACTATACTTTTGTTGTGCCAGTTAATTGTAGCATTTCTTACTGCTTCTTCAAAAATTAAAGGTTGATTTAAAAACTTATCGTTTAGTTTTGAGTCGTCCGTTATTACAAAATAATCTTTTTTAGGAAGTTTAGAAGTCCTCTGAGCCCAAGGTATTTTATTTTTTAGATCATAAAAATTTTCTTCTGCATTAGGACTTCCTTGATCTAAAAAATAAAAATCAAAGTCAGTTAGTCTTAATTTAAAATCACTCATATTGAACTCCTACATTTCTTATGTGTGCAGGAATGTAAATGTCAATATTTTCAGTTGCATTTAATGCATAAACATTTGTTACAGGATCATATACTAAAGATTGTTTAAGTTTATGGAAGCAATTTTTTTCACAAATATAAAAAACTGCTGAGCCATCAAGGTTGTCTCCGTTTAACACAGTTAGCATATTTTTATTTTTGTTAATCAATAGAGTAACTAATTGTTTAGCAACAGGTGCTTTATAAAAAGAAGAACCAGACGTTAGATTAAACTGCTGTTCTACTTTTTGAAGTTGATGACTATCACCAATTTTTGCAACAGTGTATTTTGTTTTCATCACTGTGCCACTTAAAAATCCTTCTGCTAAAGTAGTATCTATTTCAACAGAATTTTCCGGTGGTTCATCTGAGCTTGCAAATACACTTGTTATTCTCCCTGTTTCATCAAAAGAAACATAAAACTTTTGCGTTGCAAGTTTTCTTTGATTTTCTAAAACTTCTTTAAGTCTATCAGCTAACATTAAAAAACTCCTTGACTTCAGAAGTGACAAACTTATCTTCAACGTAGTGCAATATGTCATTTAACATATAACTGTCAAGCATAAGTTTATCATCAAATTGATATACTGGTATTCTATCAACAGCACTGTCTGAAGGTTTATCCCAATTTTGCATTTTTGGTTTTAAATGTATAAACGTAGGAACTAATGTTTTATCTGACGTTTCGTTTTCTAAACCTAGTATGTATATTGCAAGAGCCATGTTCAAATCAAAACTCTGTCCTGACTGAAACATGCTCTTTAGGTATATGTTATAATAGGTCTTCCAATTAAGTGTAATACTTTTTAACAATTTAAACACTGCTTCAGTCTTTGGTGTCTTTTTAAAATAATAAAATGCTGTATAGATATTTGGCAATTTATTTTTTATAAATGTTTTTCTATAATAAACGCTAGTTGCTATTTCTTTTCTATATGTTAGCACATCAGTAGTAAAAAACATATCATAGTTAGAAAACTTATCCCACCAATCGTCAACATTCCTAAAAAACAACATGTCTGCATCTAGTACAATAGTTTCATCATAAGGACTAAGCTCGTAGGCTTTCCAACGATTTTCTATTTTCCACTCACTGTTTTTTGCATGATCTTCTTCAAACTCACTAATAATAGTAACATCATTAATGTTGCAGTATTTTTTAATACTTGCTTTTAGCAGTTCTGCTTGTGCAACATAATCCGTTTTTCCGTTTGGTTGTGCAAAAATTAAAAATCCTTTACTCAAGATCAAACTCCCAAGTAATTAAATCGTTTAAATGTAACTTGTTCATAACGTGTAAATTAAGATCTTCAACTGTAACTATGTTAACTTTGTCTGGACGTTTGTCGTGTCCAAGTGCAAATATATACTTTTCATCTTTTATACTAATTAAATCATCAGCAGGACTAGAATATATCATTTTTCCAGGAGGTTGTTTTGGCCACTCTGTTTTTTGATATCCATTTAGTATGTGTATAGCAATACTAAATGCATAATCATTTCTATACAATTTAGGTGTTATTCTATAAAGAGTTCTAAAGTAGTGATAGTGACGTTTAATACAATTTACTAGATCAAACAACTTTTTAGTTCTTTCTGTTTTCTTAAAAACTAATACTGTAGCCCAGTAAAAATCTAACGTATCATCTGATATTCTTTCTAGACCTTTGAGTTGTCTAGCATATGAAATATCACAAGAATCTTTGTATATGAATAAGTCGTCTGGCTGATCAATTACTTTTAAAAGGTTGTCATTGTTAATTAGATAGTCAGTATCTAATACTATTGTTGTATCAAATGGAGATATATCATATGCTGTTCCTCGATTAACATTTTTCCATTCTGCTTTTGTTGAAAAATGCTCGCCGCCAAAGAACTCTCTAGTTTGAAAGGTTTTATCAGTATCTTTAAAGATTACTTGATCAACATATTTCTTATAAAAAGGAAAAGCCTTTTCAAGATAGTTAACACTATCTGTAACAATAACTACCGGAAGATTGAGATGCTTTTTTACAAGTTTTGCATTGTATATTGCTTGTTTAACATAATCAATCGCGGTATTGTTATATGCAAATAACAAAACGCCTGTGGTCATATTGACAGCAATTCCTCTATATTCCTAGAACTTTCAACTAAAGCGTTATACTTTTGATAGTACTGTGTTGTGGCTGTTTTATATGTGTTAACGATTGTGTTGTAGAAAGTGTCTACATCTTCAATCTCAACAGGAATATCGTTATCATCTATAAAATGTATAATTCCGTTAGCAGATGCTTCTTTAACAAAAGCAATAAAAGAATCTGTTACTGTAAATTTTCCACCATTAGAAAACACTACCCTGTCTTCGTAATACTTTTCTTTGAGCAATCTTTTTTGATTGTTGATTGAATGTATATGATTTACATCTTCTAGAACTTTTTCTAATCTTGGATCCATAATTTACCTCATGTGTATTAGTATATATTACACTATTTGATAAATTTTGTCAAGACTGAATTTATTCGAAGCCAGTAAAGTCTGCTGTTATTGTTACTGTACAACCTGTATTACATTGGGCAGCACTGGCTTCGTAACTGGTAAATTGTGCAGTATATAACTGGCTGCCGTTCATAGTTTTTAAAAACTGTGCTTGAATATTTCTAGATGTATAACCAGTAACTCTGCCTAAAACAAGTCCACTGTCGTACACAACAGTACCACTAGTAGTACCTTCGTAAATTCTTAATCGATTGTCTCCGCCATAGTAAGACCTATCTTTAAATATTCCAAAGATATAAGTGGTATTACCGTCGGCAAAAGTAGAGAAATTTACATTAACCTTCCAGTATTCTGCTGGAATAGTAAATGTACCTAGTGTGTAAGAAGTTGTACCAGCACCTGTTATATCACCTTTTTGTGAAACACTAAGAGTAAAAGGACCTGGAGGAGTTGGAGGTGCAGACGGAGGTGCTTGACCTGTAATTGCTTCTACTACCCAGGCTTGTGTTATAGAAACTGAAGGTAGTGATCCAACAGTATTAAATAATGGATTGGTTGCACCTGTAATAGTTTTAATTGAACACCAGGTAGCGACACGTTGACCTACATTTTCATCACGTGGCTCATCTGGCCATTGTTTTGAAGATCTATCGTTATCAGCACATACTATTTTTACACTAATAACACTATTATTAGCGTTGCGTTTCATTTCAATTTTAGTTGTGTTTAACTGATAAGTGTTGTCATCACTATCAAACTTTTGAATTACTGTTTGATATGATGTTGTTAGTATATCAAAAAGTTGTTTGTTTATTACAAAGTTGACAGGATTTGCAACGTTCAAATGATTGTACCACCAGTTTGCTTTTGCTCCGCCGGGATTGCTTGTAAAAGGAACGCCATTTGAATTTGTAAGTCTTGCGTACATTGTTACTTCGCCGCCCATAGCAAAAAATTTATCACGAGTAGTACTATTAGTAAACACAATATCAAATTCTCTTCTAATTTGACCTAAACTGTTGTCACCAACAAGTTCAAAACCTGGTGATCCGCCAAGGTTACTATCGTTGACGCCTCCGCCCCAAGCTGTTGAACTTGTGTCTGCACTAGTAGCTTGACTAGCACCGTCAGTAAATTGTCCTGCTGCGTGTGTTAATGAAAATTCTTCACAAAGTTGAACTGCTTCTTCTAGATCGTTATAACCTCGATCTAGACCGTCTGGACCAGGACCAATTGGTTCACCTGTAGTAGTATTGTATTCATAGCCGTCACCAGCTTGTATAGGTGTTGCATTGGTAAATTGATTAAAATCTGCTGTTTGTGGTATTCCAACATCAGGAGCGTTAGATTGATGAACACGACACCAGTAAATTACAAGGAATAGTTTATCCCAGTCTGTGTTTGAAATTGTAGAACCTGCTGTTTTAGCAGGCCATGTAGTTCCTAGATAGGATTCAATAACTGTTTGAGTAAGTCCGTAATCACTGCATACAGCTAACATTCTAGTTCTTAGATCATTATACTGTGCTGCTGTAATACCTTGTCCTAGTGTTACTTCTGCCATTAGGTCACCTTATAATGTATTGCCGCCAGCGAATGTCACGACTGGTGATACTGCTGTAATATAAACTGTGTTTGCCCTAAATTCTGATAGTGTTATAGTTGTTCCAGGTTGTACAGGTTCGTCTACTGGAATTGGTGGTGTAAATGCATCGCCGTCGCCCACGTCAGCATCAACGCATGTTACTTTAATGTATAAAAATCTTGCTGTTCCGTTAGTGTTTAGTGCTTGTTCTGTTTTTGCTTCTATTTTTACATAGTTTTCTGCATAAAGTGAATTAGTTGAAACAGACCAAAAACCTACTTGCTGATAAGTGTTAGTTAGTCCTGACCAACCTTCGTTAATTGAGCCTGCTGTACCTGCAGAACTTCTTGCTTTCATGTAATAACTAAAGTTACTGAATAGGTCAATCCATGATTGGTTTTTTGCATCTGATGCGTTTGCATGTTGACCAGTAATTCTAATTTCGCCTCCGGTATTCCAAAAGCGTCTTGCTGATTCAAAAGTACCAAAGTCTATTGAAAATTCACAATCAATACTTTGTGTAGTAGCATCATTGCCCCATGGGTCTGCACGAGAAGTACTTAGTTTGTCAAATTCTGATCTTGAACCTAGTGCATGCAGTCCGTTGTTAAGACCGTTTTTAGCTCTTTGTATTTCTAGTTCAATATCATCATAACCTGCAAGGCTATCATCAACAACAATCTGTTTAGTTACTGGATCTAGTTTATATGTAGCGTCATCGCCAATAATATCAAGTGGATCAACTGCTGAAAGTGTTGTAGGAATAGCACCAGTTTGGTGTACTCTTGCTGCTACGATTGCATCGTAGAGTTGTTTGTGTTCTTCGTAGCCAATAACAGAACCGCTTTGTGCAGCATTAATAGTATAATTCTGCCCATATCCGCCGTAATTAACATTTAATTCAGGGTTACTATTAAAATCGTTGTTGTTAACAATGTTTAATATCTGTGTTCTTAGTCTATTAAACGCTTCTGCTGTTATTTTTGCCATTGTTTACACCTTTAGTACGCATTCAACTAGCTTCTCACCTTCTTCACTGTTAGATTCAAGTGCAATACCTACCAAAGCTGTAGCGGCTGTTGTTCCGCATACACCATTTTCCCAAGCATATATTGGTTGACCTTTTTTCACAGGTCCTTTTACCCTTACAGGAACACGACCTTTAAGACCAATTGCTTGACCTTCTGCTTCGCTGTTCATCAAATATGCTGGTTCTGCTGATACAACACCAATACAAATATCGCCTGCGTTTGCAGGATCTACTTCATGATCGTCATGTCCACATACTGCAACTGCTGTTCCGACTGGTAAGTCTCCGCTTGTTGTATATTTTTCTGCCAAGTCAGCATATTGTGCTGAAGTTGAAACACCATTAAATGTTGTAGCAAATACAGTACCACTTCCATCACGTACAGGAATAGTTAAAGGACTATCAGCAACTTGTGCTTGTGCATAATTTCCTGATCCTAATCCATCATATTCTAATGTTTGTGCTTGTGTAACTGTACCATCAATAGTATTTGCATAAATTGCTCTAAATCTAGTGCCTGATTCACCTAAATCGTGTGTACCATTAGTTTCTGGTTTGAAAATATTAGCACTTACTCTAAAACGTGTAGCACTACTGTCTGCAAATGCAATGTCAGTACCGCCATTGTTGTTAATAACTGCAACGTTGCCATTGTTGTAAATCTTAAATGTGTCAGCACTACCAATTGTTAGGCCGCCGCTGCTGCCTTCTGCACGAATACGTGTTTGTGCAAGCATTTCCGGATTATTTTTTTGAACAAACTCTGATGAGTCAAAAATAGCACCGTTAACAACAAGTTTTTCAGCAGCACTTGCAGTACCCCAAAAACGTGTAGGTCCTGATGTAAAGCCTGTTGATCCTGTTGTTCTTAGTGTAATACCTGATTTAACTTCAGTAAAGTTTAACAAGTCAAGGTTTTCAGTTTCAGCTGTGTTAATTGGAAATGACTCTTGTGAAATAGTAAAAATTACATCACCGTTTACAAATGCTCTTACTATTGGTTTTAGGGATCCGTCGTAAGATGATTTTGCAAATCCTGTTTCTAGCTGTGTAACTTGACCTTGTGAAGTTGTTTGTGGACCTACGAGTACATATTGGTTTCCTGTGTAAACAAATACTTGATCGTTTGCACTGTCAAACCAAAAATCGCCTGCTGTTTGTCCTTCTGGTTGCGAAGTACTAACTTCTGCACCTGAAGCAGGGCGGAATCTTTGTCCGTCATAAAATCTAATTCTGTTTTCTGTTGCATCATACCAAATCATACCAGTAACTTTGCGAGCAGGTTCTCCTGTTCCTGCAAAGTTTTCTAGCAGGTGGTAAAAATTTTCATTTTGCAACTCGCCATAACCAGCATAGTTTTTGCCGATCATTTTTAGGGAAGTTGCTTGATTTACTGTACCGTCTTCAATGGTAATATCATTGTTAACACCGGTAAAACTGTTTATTGTGTACGCCATTTCTTTTGGACCCCTAATGTGTTTGTTCTATTGTATTTATTTGTTTTCCAACTTTGCTAGGCGAGCTTCGAGCTCGTCTATCTTATTTAACGCTTCTTGCAATGCACTAGTTAGTACAGGCACAAGTTTACTGTGATCTAACTGCTGTGCTTTAACACGGCCGTCTTCTTCAACAGCATCTTTTTCACCATATACTGCATTTGGTACAATTTCTTGTACTTCATGTGCTATAAAACCATCATGTACTAGCTCTTCAGTATCAGCTAGATATGTAAACTTGATTGGTCTTAGTGCTTTTACACGTTCAACAGCATCGTCAATAGAACCTATTTCGTCTTTTAAACGATAATCCGATGTTGTGTTAAACGCTGTGGTTGATCCGTTAGTAGTAATACTACCTATTTCACCATTAGCATTTCTAAAGCTCTGTACTGTGCGGAGTGCAGTGGTGTTTGTACCAAACTGCATGTCGCCACTGGTTGAAATCATTACACGGTTTTGTGTATCACTAAATGCACCGCCACCTACAATGAACTGACTTGAGTTCATACGCATAATTTCAGTTAATCCGCTTTCAAAATAAATGCTACCTGAGTTGGCACCGCCTATATAAGTGTCTGGATTACCTTTAAAGCGTCCGCCTTTGCCTGCTCCACTACCAATACCTTGGAAGATAGCATCGCCTGCACTAGTGCTTTGAGCTCTAATTTCTTGATCGCCTGTACCGCTAACATGTATTTCTGCGGAAAGAGCAGTGTTTAGACCAATTCCAAGTCCAGTACTAAGGTACATAGTACGGAAGTTGTTGATCTGTGAACCTATATCATATGTAGCATTTGAACTTGGTGCTAATGAACCAGTAATAGCTGCAAGTTTTGATTGGACTCTTGCATCAGTATAGTACAAGTTCAAACCTTCACCTAGGTTTGTAGTTGTTTTGTTAGATAGAGCTGTATCAAATCTGTTTTGTGTCCAGTATAGGTTGGTACCTTCTGCAACAATAGTTGAACTAATAGTTTGCCAAGTAACTGCACCCAATCCATTAGTAATAAGTGCCTGGTTAGATGCACCATCTACTGCTGGAATGCTAAATGCATTAGCAAATTTACTAACACCTGTACTTGAATTAACACTGAATAGTTCTGTTCCACCGTTGTTAATAACTTTAAAGTATTCGTTAGCACCGCCTGAAACGTCAGTGTCAAGTCTTACAGTAATGCCACCCTGTGAACGCATTTCTGAACCATCAATAACCATTGAACTTGTATTATCACTAAATGTAACACTACCATTCATAGCATGGTTTGATGCATATGTTAGGTCACCAAGTGTAGCTGAACCACTAATTTGTAGTTGTCCAGTTGCACTATAGTCAACAATATTAGTTAAACTTCTACCAGAAGTAATAACTTCAACGCTACCAATACCTAAGTTACCGTTAATGTCAACACGTTGTACTGGACTCTGTGTACCAAAACCTACGTTACCATCTGAACCTTGTACAAATAATGCATCTGGTGCACCGTTTCCTTCTACACGGAAGTTAAGATCGGCACCTGTTTCGTTGAAAACAATTTCATCGTTGCCAAATACATGTTGTACATAAGCATTGTTTTTATAGTTTTCAATTATAAAAGTAGATGCTTTGGTTGAACTTGTAAAGTCTGCAATTTGAGATCTTAATTTAACAAATGCAACTTCAGTACCTAAGTTATCGTTACCTGTAAGTTGTACACCGCCAATAAAGTCTCCGTCAGCCGGGTTAGGTGAATCTCTATAAATGTTAAAATAAGGACCAGGGTCTGTTGTTGAAATAGTATTTTTAATTCTACCTACAACATCATCTGAGCCGCCATCAACGTCTAGTGCATAACTTAATGGTCTAGGTGTAGCACCTGAAATAATAGGATCATAACCAATACCTAATTTAGAAGTTGGTAAGTAAACATTACCAGTTCCTGCAGGTCTTAGTTCAATATCAGCGTTGGTACTGACTGTTGAAATAATGTTATCTTTAAAGTTTAGTGTTCCAGAAATTTCTAATTCAGAAACGTTAAGTGAATTTGTATCAATTGCCAGTGCTTTTACAGTACCGTTTACATCAAGCAATGCTTGTGCTGTAGTTTTACCAATTGCAACTCTACCTGAATTATTATCACCATTAGGGTTAATAACTAGTGTTTTCCAGTTATTTGTTGCAGTACTGTTATAACCTGCCTGTATGTATGCAAAGTCTGAGTTAGTTTCATAACCAAGTGTTAGTTTAAAGTTAGGATCTGTATAACCATGCAGTGTAAGATGACCGGTTCCAACAAAGTCTAGTGTACTATTGTCTTTGTGTATGTCTATCTTAGCACCACCAGCACCACCGCCACCTGCTTGTGACCCAACATCTACATTACCTGTTGAAGTTACACCGCCAAATACTACATTTGAAGTTGTTTCAACTGCTTGCCCAATTGCTATGTTACCAGTTGCGTTATTGTAAGTAACACCAGTACCACCTGCAAGACTTAATCTTGCTCTAGCTTCTGTAAAGTATCTATTAACGTTGCCTTCTGAAACATCATTTGATGTTAGTGTAACAACACCAGTTAGTCCATTTACACTGTCAACAGGTGAATCAATAGTGATAATACCTGTGTTTGGATCATAACTACCGTCGCCAGTTACACTAATAGCAGCTCTTGCTCTAGCGTCTGTAAAGTAAAGACTTGTAGTGCCTTCTGGCAATTGGTTAGTATTTGATCCTGCAAAGTCTGCTTGGAATCTTGTAGTTGTGTAGTAAAGATTAGTTAGACCTTCGCCTAAGTTGTCTGTGGTTTTATTTGCAAATGCATTATCAAAACGTGTTTGAGTATAGTATAGATTTGTACCTTCTACTAGATCAGTTGAAGTTGAAGGAATAGTAAAGTAACTAGTTCCGTCTTCAGTAGCTTCCCATTTGTCGCTTGCTTCATTCCAACGTAGTGCTGTAGTTAATGAGTTACCTCTGTTAACTTCAATACCTGCATTTAGAACCGGAGCACCTGTAGCATTACTATTAAGTGTAATAATATTATCTGCAATACTAACTGTTGTAGAGTCTACAGTTGTAGTTGTTCCATTTACTATAAGATCTCCGTCAACTACAAAACTAGTTAATACTCTAACTCGTCCGCCGCCGTTAGCATCAAATTCAAGGTCTGCACTAGAAACTGTTGTTTGTATTTTATTGCCGTTGATTTCAATTGCGTCAGTAGTAAATCTTGAGCTAAATGTATCTAGTCCAACTGTTGGACTTTGGAAATCTACTACGCCGCCACCGGCACCTTTAATAACAACATTACCTGTTGCTAGTTTGTGTGTTATTTCGTTGCTAGAGATAAGCAAACTGTTTATTTCTGCACTTGTAGAAACTACTAAAGTATCTGTATCTACAAGGCCGCCTAATACGTTTACTCCACCAAAACTTACTGTAGCATTTGTAGCAACATCTTGTCCAATTGCAATAACACCTGTTGTGTTGTTGTATGTTACGCCAGTGCCACCGCTTAATGCAGCTCTTGCTCTTGCATCAGTGTAGTATAGGTTACCTATACCTTCAGGAACACCATCAGTGTCGCCAGTAAACACACTAGCACTACCTAGTGGTGTATATGTAATACCGTTGTTTGAGAACTCCCACTGATCGCTTGCTTCGTTCCAACGTATTGCTACGTTGTTAGCAGTACCACGTTCAATTGTAAAGTCAACGTTTGCTGTTGGTGCTGCCGTTTCATCGGAGTTCATTAATATTGTTGTACCAGCAAGTCTAACGTTTGCTGAGTTAATTTGTGTTGTAGTACCACCTAAGATAGTATTACCAGTAGTTGTTATACCATTAAATGTTGGTGTTGCTGATGTAGCAACGTCTTGTCCAATAGCAATGGTACCAGTTGTACTGCTGTAAGTAACACCTGTTGCACCTGAAAGTGCTTGTCTAGCACGAAGTGCTGTAAAGTATTGATTTAGTGTACCTTCTGTTAGATCGTCAGTATCAAACACTGTCATGTCAACACGGATTTCATTAGCAGTAGCAATAATACCATTGCCAGCACCAACGTTAATTGTAATGTCGCCAGTTAACTGTGTATTACCTGCATCAACAAGTCCAACACCAGCAAAAACGTTTACACCAGCACTAATACGTGTTGCAACTTGTGCATCAACGTAGCCTTTAAAATCTGGATCGTCATTAATACTTGCAGAAATTTCTGCAAGAGTATTCATATTGCTTGGAGGAGTAGGTAATCCAAGAATATTATCACGTATTGTATTAACATATGTTGTGGTTGTATAATTGTTTGTAGTTAGATACTGTTGTACACGCTCATCTGTGTAATATTTTCTGTTTAGGTCTTGACTTATACCATCAAGTCCGTTAGTATAAACTGCTGTTGTCCATTCAACACCATTCCAAAACAGTGCATCGCCTTGTGTACCTTCTGGCATTCTGTTTGAGTCTAGCAATGCTTGGCCGCCTAATCCGTTAACAGTGTTAACACCAGCGTTTGCTGCAACAAGTGTATCAACATATTGTTTAGTTGTTGCATCTTGAGCGGCTGTTGGATTAGCCATGTTTTTAATTTGCAATTCTCTTAATCCTAATTGACCTAAGATAATTGCTCCAGATGTGCTATCAATAACAACATTGTTTACAGATGATATTGTACTGTTGTTTAAATATAAACCATTTGCATCTGTAATATGTAGATCAGCTAGTGTACCAACTTGCTGTAGATTAGATGTTAAAACACCAGCACCTAAAGATGTGCTATCTAAAACTTTTATGCCATTGATATAATAAGACTTGCCTGAAGCAAGATCCCAATCTATGTTACTGTGCCAATAACCTGAGTCTGAAGAATCATAAGTAATTTGTGCATTTGCTGCTGATAGTGTAATACCGCCGCCATTAACGTCTGCTGGTGTAATTGCACCTTGACCAAGTACAATGTTAGCATCTTGAACTACTAGTTCAACTGAACTAATTGTAGTTGTTGCACCTTCAACTGTTAGGTTACCTTGAATTCTTGCATCACCGCCAACATCAAGTGTGTGTTGAGGAGATGATTCAAATACACCAAGTGCTCTGTTAGGAGTATCTATAGTAATAGCATTTTCTCTAATACCATTAACACTAACACTAACTGCCATTGATTGGTTACTTCTATTGTTAACAATTGAGTAACGTTCACTTGACATACTGTGTGTTACTTGTCCTTGTGAACCAATAACAATACCGTTGTTGTCTGCTACTGTTAGTCTACCATTGATAGTACCATCTCTGTATGTTGGTAGGAATTGACTTGCATCACGTTTAATTCCTTGTGCATCTAATAAAAATTTAGCTGTGTCAACTGTTACATTGTTGTTTGTAAATGTTTGTACTGTGCTTGCGTTAAAACCGGCATATATGTTATCACCAAGCTCAGATCTTTCATTTGCTAGAGGAACAAAGTTTTTAGGAGAGTATGCACCTAAGAAAGTGCCGCCTGCCCAAACTTCAGTAATAGTTACTGGCTGTAACTGATCATCACGGATAGTTCTTACAAGAAATCCACTTAAACCTTGTGTTCTTTTATAAACTGGACCAGCTAGTGTAAGATCAGATCCATCATAGAACCACATTTGGTTTTCTGCACTGTCCATCCAAATGTCGCCAGCAACAAGTCCGCCTGGTTGTGATTCTGAAACAATTGGTCCAGCACCTGCTCTAAATGTGCTACCGTCATAAATTTTTAAACGGTTTTCATTTTTGTCATACCAAAGTTGACCTTGCAATGGATTTCTTGGACTAGTTGAACTTGCAAAGTTTTCAAGTAGTTTTACAAAGTTTTCGTTTAGTATTTCACCAAATCCGGCATAGTTTCTACCAATAAGTGTTATGTCAATACTGTTGCTATCAATAGTACCGTCAATTACTTCAGTAATTAATGTGCCATCTGTTCTATTAATTCTATATGCCATTATGTAACTTCCCCAGCGTAAATTATGTAGTTAAGAGCCATGTATGGGTTAAGCACGTTTAGCGGATTTCCTGTAGTTACATCACTACCATCTGTTGCTACAACACCACCTGCATTAGACGATAGCTGAGCTCCGTCTGTTATAGTTCCTGACGCTGTTGTTGACACACCGTCACCTGTTGTACCGTCGTTATAGTCTCTGTAAGCATAGAAAGGTTGCCCTGTTGTACTTTCCATGTTGTGTGAGTGGTCTGGTAGATTAGTAACGCTCAAGACTCTTGATTCAGCACCACCTGTTCTACCAACTGCGGCTGCTGCGTTATTTGTAATTCTGTTAGCGGCACCGCCTCCTGTTCCACTAACATTGTTCATTGTATCTACACCAAGTACCATTCTTCCTCTTAAGTCTGGAAGATAAAAGTTACCTGGATCCGCTGGAGTTACCTGCGGATATAAATTGTTTGCTCCACCAAGTACATTAAAAAGTTCGTTATATTTGGTTTGGCTAACTTGGCTACCATCACATAGTAACCAGTTTTCGCTAGGTCTTGTAGCAGTGTTAGAAAAGTCACCAGCCCATGGTAAAATTGTACCTACAGGAACAGTTCCTAATACTAGACTTAATAAATTTTGTACGGTTGTTTTCTTTAAACTATCACCAACATCGTTAATAAGAACTTCGTCAGCCTCTTTGTCAATATCACCTTGTGGCAATAGCGATTTATTAGCAATTAGATCAGGACCAAGTGATGCTTCAAATTCTTGTAAAAACTGACCTTGAAGGTTTGCTGTGCCATCAAATGTAATGTCATTACTAATAACATCACCAGTTATTCTAAATGTAGTTGTGTTTGCTAATGACGTAGCACTTTCAACGTTACCTTCAATTGTTAGGTTGTTACCTGTAATAGTTTCTACGTTTAGTACAGTTGTATTAACATTGGTTGCATACACATTTCTATATTTGTTTGTGCTGCTACCAATATCGTGTATGCCTTGACCTTCTGTAACAAGGTTTGTAGTTGTTAAATTTCCTGCAACTTTTACAACATCATTAAAGTATGAAGTTCCTGTAACACCAATGCCGCCGGCAGTTCTTATTGAACCTGTTTGAGTATTTGTACTTGTAGAATTATCTGTAACTACAATCGGACTACTTGTTTCAATTCCATCTACTGTTAATTCATTTGTAAATGTAATATTACCTGTGTTAGAAACTGTTATAGGTGTTAGTGTTACACCTGCATTATTAACCTGTACTTTGATATCTGCACCGTCAACAGTGTTAGTAAGGATACCCTCACCGCCTGCAACACGCAGATTAAATGTACCTTCTTCACCTAAGAATATACCAGCATCTGCTTTTACACGCAAGTTACCTTGTATAGCACCGCTGATGTCATTTCTTAAAAAGTTTGCTGCTGCAACTGTGCTTCCTGCAATACTTAATGATTCTGCACGTTCTGCTGTGCCGTAATATTTAAATGCTTCGCCACTTGTAGCATTTTTAAGTGTTAAACCTTTGTATAATACTTCAAAGCCTGGAATCTGTGTTCTTGGACGTATATACGGAACACCTGATGATTCTTCAGCTGAACTAAACACTGCTACAAGTTCATTTGATATGAATAATTTAATTACCTGATATGCGTTACTGTTAACATCAATAACTTCTTCAGCAATAATACCTGTCTTGTTACCTTCGCTAAACTGCGGACCTACAAGAATCCAAGCACCGTTAGCAAACAAATATAATTGCTTTGTTCCAGCATCAACCCATAAGTCGCCTTCTTGGCTTTCTGCTGCTGTTGGTTTTGAATTTGATTTTTTAAGACCGCCTACTTCAACCCATTGTGTACTATCAAACACATACATCACGTTTGATGTAGTGTTATACCACATCTGACCTTCAACTGGGTTATTAGGTGCATCAATGTTAGCAAAATTTTCTAGCAAGTGCAAGAAGTTTTCGCCTGTTGCTACTGCATAACCTGCGGTGTTTTTACCAATAAATTTAAGATCAGTTTGCTCGTTAATAGTGAGATCGTCTACAACGATTGGTTCTTTTGTAGTATCACTAAAGTTAATAGTATATGCCATCGTTAAACCTCACTGCCTCCTGACAGACTTTGGATTCTAACTGTATAGTCAATCTGTATAAGTCTGTTTAATGATTTTTGCACAGGGTGGAAAATAACGTGTGTTACTAACAAGTTATCACCTGTAGTGCGTTTTGCTTTTAGACCAAGTTCGTCAAATACAAACAATGCTTCTGTATCGGTAGAGTTATCAAAAGCATCTTGTCCTTCTGGCTCACCATAGTCTAGTAGACAGCTAACGACTATATCAGTGTAGTTGACGCCAGTGACGTGTCTTGTTTCAATTCTGTTTCGTAGCGGATCAGTATTTTCTGTGCTACGGTCATCAACAACTTTACTAAAAGTTTGGTTATACAAACTTGCATTAGTACCGGTTGAGTTAGGTGTTAAGTAAGTAATAATGCCTGTTGGATCAACTGCTGTACCGCCGTTGCCAAAGCTCATTTCATATATGTTACCTTGACCTGCATTAGCAATACTTTCTGCTAAAGCAATACTCATGTTCTCATAATGAATAGCATTACGCTTGTTAACGTAAACTTCTTGTGTTTCAGGATCATATATTTTAATATGTCCTTCTACGTGTATTCCACTTGGTTCTTTTATAGCTGTCATTTTTTTCTCTCTACCATACTGTATTTATTTTGGAAACGAAACTGTTTGAGCACGTAAGAACTTACCTATGGCATTTTCTGTATCTGCTAGGCTAACTCCACGCTCTGTCCACAATACTCCTTGTTTACGCTTAACAATTATCTTTGCTCCAACCTTTGGCGGCACTGTTAAGCGTACTTTTGCTGTACCGTCAACGCTAAAATCTGCAGGTAAATTACTATCACCTGCTGGACTTGCTTGGTTTTTATCTGGATTATATGCTGTGCAAGGAGCTTTTAACAAACGCTTGCCTTCAACAAAAACTTCAATATCATCTGCTTGTCCATATGTTTCTGGAACTGGAGTAACGCTTGAATCAGTTTCATGTTGTCTATTCCAAGTATTACCGGCACCAATTGTTGATGTATTTAACCTCGGAGTGTATGGCAGTGCAAATTCTTGTGTTACACCATCTCCGTAGAATATTTCTGTTATTTCTGTGTCTAAATAATCAACAGTTAAACTTTTACCTTGGTTTAGTACTTCTTCACCTATTGCATAATTTTCTTTAGTTGCTGTGCCAAGTGTTCCTCTTCTTAGTTGACTTAGTACGTTACCGTCTTTCTTCATAAATTCAACACGCTCAGAACCTATAAAAATAATTCCTGGAACATTTTGTTGTGCATTTGGTGTATCAAGTATGCTTGAATCTTCAACTATAATAGTATTATCATACCAATTTAATTCAGCAGCAAGTTTTGTTGATTTATCTGTGTTGATTGCTTTATAATGCGTTCTATTTAGATTATCAGTAAACTGTCTAAACGCAAAACTCTTTTCAACAGGATCGTAATCAAACACAACTATACTAAACTTGTCTGTTTTATTAATATTACGAGCAATGTCAACTTGTATTGCTGCACCGCCTTCAATAATAGTATAATCTCTGTGAGGTGTTAGCATTTGTCCGTTGACTGCAACTAGTACATAGTTTGCATTTGAAACTTTTGTATCAAGTAAAATAATACCAGCATTAGCTGCAACACTGCTTCTGTACCATTGACTATCAGGTGTAAGTGTTCTTCTGCTTAGTACTGTTTTAGATCTGTGTTTTGTATCAAACAGGTCTGTGTTATAGAAACTCATTATCATAATATCTGTACCAGAAGCAGGTGCTGTTGGGAATACCAACTTGCCGTTCATTACATAATATTCGCCTAGCGTCATAATGAATATCTTAATTTCTTGTCCAGCACTGATTTTACCAGGTGTAAAATTAATTTCGTTATTACCAAAGTCAATCTGATAGTCTATACCAAGACTTCTTAGTTCTCCGTCAACATAAACTTCTGTATGATCTGCACTAAATTCGCCATCACTAAAATCGCTTAAATCAACTTGATAAACGTCTGAGTCTGTTGCTGTATAAACCTGTGTGTATCCACCGTTAAGCATTTTGTTATCTGCAAATACTACTAGGAAGTTTGCACTAGGTATTGCACCATAAGGTGTAGGATCTAGATCATAAGTTGTTGTACTTCCATCAGTTGTAAATATCTGTCTTTGTATATAACTGTAATCTGGAGCATCACTATTATAAACAGTATACTTGATATCTGCATTTGCATCAGGTGTTGGATTAAAGTCAAGTCCCAATCTGTTTGATTGTTCATAATCTTCTGTTGTAACAAACAATCTTGGATTTACTCGTTTACCGTTAACTGTTGCAAACACTCTTAAGTTGTCTGTAAATTTAAGTGGAGTAACAAATTCATTAGTACTGCCATCACCTTTAAACTCGTCAATCAAAATAATGTCATTACCGTTAGTACCAAATGTCATTATAGTAACAATATCATTAGCATTTGGTTCCGTATTAAGAATAATAGTTTTTCCTGGATTTATTAAGTAGTCATTCAATGATTGAATATCAATTTCTAAATCTCTAATTTCAGACTCTAAAACTGTTTGCTCGCTTTCAAGTGATGTCTTGTCACTTTCAAGTGTTGCTATTTCTGCACTAACAGCATCTCTAGTAGATTCTGCTGTTGCTAGATCATCTTGTGCATCTGACAAGTTGTTTTCTGCATTAGTTAGAGCTGCTTGAGCTGCACCAAGCTGTGATTGCAGTTGACCAAATAGTGGATTTGACGGATCTAATCCTGATAGCTGTGATTGTATAAACAATATTTGAGTTTCATAAAAATCTCTTTCACTAGTCCAAAAACTAATAGCCTGGCTGGCATTTGTAATATCATCTAGTGCTGCATCAAGCTGAGTATTAAGAGTTGTAAGTTGACTATCAATATCTGCAATTTCAGCAGTTACTACAGGAAGTCTAGTCTGTCTAATATCTAAATTACTTTGATATGCGTTTAAGAAATCACTGTATGCTGCAAAGTTTGGAGTATACTTGTACTCTGTTGGACGCAATATACGGTCATTAACTTTAACAATTAGTGCATCTTTACTTTGCGGATCTGCAATATATGCAAAGCTCTTAGTATTGCCGTCAGCAATATAACTTATGCTGTTAATTTGTGGGCCACCACTCTTAGATAGGTTATAAACAAACATGTCTATTGCTTCTGATACGTGTCCTGGTAATTGTTCTTCTAAGCCGCCGCTGGTTGTTTCAGTAACAAACCCATCACCGTCCATAGTAATATCTTCTGGGTTATATCCAGTTGAAACTGTATAACCTAAATCACCACCATTTACAACACTGTCAATGTCTACGCCTACAGGAATATAACTACCATCGCTGGTTGTTTTTCTTAGAATAATTTGTTCTGAATTTCCATCACCTAATATTAAAGATGACACATCTTGTAAAGGAATATCAAATGCAACAGTTGAATCGTCACCATGTATTGTTTTCATTACTGCATTTGTATTTGTTACAGGAGTTGTTGTTCCAAAATTAGGATCATCAATTCTTACACCGTTTACATATACGTTCCAACTTTCTCCACTTGGAGGTGGAAGTTCAAATGTATATGTTGCTATATTGCTATCACTGTAAATTGTAACATCTGTAAAAGTTTCGTCTGCACCTTCCCAAGTTACATTATCCCAAGAAGTACCATCTGTTCCCCAACCACCGGAAGGTTCAAATCCAAATCCAGTTACATTAACACCGCCGTAGTCAATACCAGTCATTAGTGCTCCTGGATCGTTTGCAAGTTGACCAGCAATTGGCATGTAATAGTATTTGACTCTATCGTATGCTCTTAAGAACGAAATGTCTTTTTTATATGATACCACAATTTCATTTGTTGCATCGGGTGGATTAGGAATTTCTAAATGACCGTATGATTTTGTAAATGTTTCATGGAACGTTGATGCATTTCCTAATGTAAATTCACTTTCTAAAAGTTCAGTACCATTTACTGTAACAGTTGTAAGACCTTTTCTCAAATCAACTGGCCATTTTAGTGCAAAAGTTGTTATTAGTCCAGTACCTGTAAATGTTTCTGTAACATCTAGTGTAGAAATTTCTTGTGTGCCAACAATTCTATCAAACTTAACAGTAAGATTATTTTTTCTTACAGTGTCATTGCCAAGTACAGCAATAAGAACTGCGTCCTCGCCTGTGTCGTCAACTGAGCCGTTTATAATAACTTCTGGTCTTGAATAATAGCCTGTTCCAGGGTTAGTAACCACAACATTAGTAATAATACCATTGCGTCCAATAAATGCACGAGCAGTTGCTCCAGTGCCGCCACCGCCTTGGATTGTTAATTCAGGTGCTGTTTGATATCCGCTTCCTGCATTTTGTATTGCAATTTCAGTTATGCCATATGAGTGATTGTCTTTCCAACTCTTGTCTGGATAAATGCTTAGTGTAGAATTGTTGTCTACAAGTTCAAGTCTGTTGTCTCTTACTTTAATATTGTTGTTTGATTTTAGATCAAAATCTGTAGTAAGAGTATTAACAGTTTCAACATTAGTATAACTGCTTACAAATTCACGAATTTTAGTTTTGTATGGTTTAACTTCGTTAACATAATCTTCATACGAAATAAGATTATCATTTTTATATGTAGAACGTTGTTCAAGAGAACCAACATTGTGTTTTGCTTTTACAAAACTTGTTTTGAATATCCAATCAACTGCTGGCTGTTCAACCATTATGTAACGAATTGAGTTGAAGAATAAGTTGTTAAATTCTACCTGTAAATTATCAACAAAAATATTATTTCTAATTGTTTCCAGTATTGCTCTTACTTCTTGGGTAGGAATACTATCATAGTTAATTTCTTCATAACTAATACCGTCATACCCCAATACATTTGCATCAAAGTTATAAAGTTCGTCACTCAATTGAATTGTAGCATTTTGCCTACCAACAACATTATAATTTAAGTTAATATCATTTTCGTTAACTTCGTTGTTTCTTTGCAGTAATAACCAAGTTCCGCTACTACCAATATTAGAAATCTTAACTACTTGTCCTGGTCTTGGATTAATGTCTTGTAATTGATATGATCCTTCTAGCAAAAAGTCTACTGGAGTTTTTTCATTAAACCCAGTTGCATACCAATCAATATATGACCAATAATTTGTTACATCATAAGATTGTACTCTAGTTAATTGCCACTTTTTGTTTCTAGAGTCATAAGTGTATAGACCCCATTTACCTGTATTGTCAACGTTTGTGCTTAATACTGTGTATTGTCTTACAGAAATATAAGTATCATCTAAATATCCTGTACCAGGATTTTTAATAATAATATTTGATATTCTACCAAACTTATCAACTTCAGCTTCAATTTCTGCGTTCTTGCCTTGACCAACTACTTCAAGTTTTGGAGGTTTAATATAACCTCTACCTTCGTTAACAACAATTACATCTTTTACTTGTCCGTCATCAACAACTATTTCTAACTCAGCAGTTGTTAATTTACCTGTTGCAATAAAAGTAAGTTCAAGGTCGTCTGTAATTTCAAGGTCATATAATCTTGAAAATTCATCAGGCACTGCTTCTTTTTCAAACAAAGGAGTTAAATCAAAATCATCTACAAGAACGTTTTTAGAGAAAATATAATTACAGTATTCTACTGCTTGTTTTAATGCTTCTATTCTATTTTTAAACATGCTTTGTCTTGGCTTGTTTAAAATTCCATAACGTTGTTTTTCATTAATATTAATATTAGGAACTGGTAGCCCTGTAGGTGTAAATCCTACTAAACTGTCAAACCATTTGTCAACAATAGTGTCATTAGGAACACTAATATCTAATCCTTCAGAAACTATTTGATACTGTCTATGAATATTTGTATCAATTTTGTCTGTTGTCCAGAATCTAATATTCAATGCTGTATCTTTATCGTTTAGATATTGTTTTGCATTATATAACACAAAACTGTCATTACTTGTTATAGCAATGTGTGTATATCCAGCTGCTTTAGGATCTGCAATCAATGTTGCCATAGAAGACACATCCATGCTGCGGCCTTCAACATACGGTATTGTTGTTTTACCTTTTACCCAGAACATATATTTGCTAGTAAATATTTTAGCAACAGGATCGTATTCTCTTGCTATAGAATATGCTGCATCACCATATTTGGATTTTCCTGAAATACCTAATGCCAACGCTTCTTCAGTATCAGATAGAGCATCGTATTCACTAGGTTTGAATTTTGAACTTATCCATTCATATACATCAATACTACCATACTCATTTAATTTACTCCAGTTATTACCTCTATAGAGTGCTGAATTTTGATGATAGTTTACAAAACGAGCTGTAGTTAAATCCCACCATACTTCGCCTAAATGTGTACCGTCCCAAGAACCAACTTCATCAACATTTAGTGTTTCATTGCCAACAGTATAAACTGCTGGATCCCAAAATGTTTTATATTTTAATTCTTGTTCTACTGCTCCTACAATTTTTCCTTGCAATGGATCGATAACATCTAATTCTTTTAAGACAATATTTTTTCTTGTGTCATACAAGAACGCACTTTTGATCTTAGTTACATCTGCAGGGAATATTGCTTGTCTGTGTACTTTCCAAACTGATTCATTTTGTGGTCTATGGAAATCAAGCACTGCACCTTGAAGATCATTATAAGCATTAACGCCTGTAATAACGTGATTCTTGTTAGCTATTACGTTTTCGCCTAGGTTGCTTGCATTTTCGTCTGGAACAACTAAACTATCTTCGTATGTGTATTGACCTTTGTACTTACGGTAAACATCAATTTTTCCTGTGTTTTCAAATACATTTGAAATATATGTTGAATCAGAGTCAAATGTTGTTTCGCCGTTGTCAATCATTATTGGTTGTATTTGATCGCCTCGGCGAGATCCAACTACAATAACATCGTCACTAATGCTTACTCCAACACCAAACTGTTGATTAACTTGCGATCTAACTTGCAGTGTTTGTACTAAACTGTAATTTACATTTGATGAAGTTGTAGCAAAATCATTTTCAAGAATTACAACTTTTCCTGTGTCAGTTAAATTAGTATCATAAGCAGGCGATCCAATTACAAGAGTTGCAGCATCTTTAGTAAATGCAATACTGTAACCAAACTTGTCTCCTTGCCCAAAGTCTAGATTGTCTAGTGTTCTTTCATTTATTGTTTGTACAAGGTTGTATTTGTTATTTTCATACTTGTAAACAAATACCTTACCAAAACTTCCACTAGTATCTTGTGTTAATTCTTCCCAGTTGATTCCAAGTGCCGGCAATGTTCCTGCACCTGCTGTGGTAAGTTTTTTCCAGTATGCACCGTTGTATTCTACAACTGTATCTACAGCATATGTAAGACTCGGACTATACTGACCTTTGTAGTTTTCATAATAAACGCTGTTTGCGTTTGGAGCACTAACTGCTAATATTTTACCATCTCTTGAATGTGCAACACTTTGACCAAAGTCCATAGAAATTGTACTGATTTCAACATCGCTAGTACCGTCTGGATTTGCTGCTAGTGGTAGGTATAAATCTGGACGGTATTTCCATAAGCCGCCTGTATCAATGTTTCTGTCAAATACAAATACAGCACCAACGCTACCTTGGCGTACTGCACTTACAAACATTCTATAACTTTCTTCACCTACTTTAGCAATAGTAATCTTTTCACCAAACTTTTGATATGCTTCTATTTCAGGTGATTGCATTATAAAGAGAATACTAAAACTTCCGCTTCCGGTTCTTCCGTAAACAACAACAATACCTTGTCCATCTACGCCACTGTTAGAAGTTGATTTACTATCGACTGGATTGTAACCAACTTCTTCCCAGTCTGCTACTAGATCAGGTGAAGTTGCAATTAGTCCGTCTGATAATGCTTTATAAAACTTTCCATTATATAACACAACATCTTCAGTATTATATGTTAGTGCTGAATTCCAGTCCCCTAAGAAATATGAAGGTACATTTCCTGCATCTGGTAAACCAACAGCAAGAAACTTAGTGTCAGGAGATAGTGCTATTACAGATCCAAACCCTGTAAACAGCGGACGTTTCTCTTCTACACTATATTGTGTATTAAATCCAGATTCGTATAATGACTCTGGTAATGTAATTGTTTGTATTAGTCTATGCTGTGTTACATCGTTTGGTCTAGCATAAACATTAACCTTTGCGTCTGATGTTTTAATTACTTTTGTTACAACGTCATTTGAATCACGCTGTAGTGTCTCAGTAACAGTATGTGCTGGATCAGCAACAATAAAGTCTCTATTGTATTCGTCAACTGCTATTGCACTGCCAAACGATCTAGTTGTTGAAGTGTTGTTGTTAATAGCAGCTAGTTCATATACTTTATTTTTCTCAAGTACTTGCCAGTTACCTTTTTCTCCATCAACCCAAATGTATTCGCCTTGTTGGAAGCCTTCAATAGGTGTAATGTCATTGATACTAGACATGTCTGGAATACGTGCATCAACAAAAGTAAATAGAAGCCCTTGGCTACTATCATCAACTTGAACATCTTCATCAAGTTTTTTGTCTGCTGCAAGTATAACTGTATAACTGTCTACAGATTTGACTTTATAAAACTTATCAACTTCTGCAGAAATATTTTTAATACCAATAATGTCGCCAACACTTACTGCATTTGGTTGTGTAAGTTTTACTCTTACATCAGTTCCAGACGCTGCTGCTGACAAAACATTAATTTTAGAATTTTGTAATCTAAGGATATTCCAAGTTGAATTATAAAAACTAACCCAAACTGTAGAACCAACTTTAAATTCGTCAATGTTAAGTTTAAGAATATCGTCTATAGTTTTTACGTTTGCTGTAACATCGTTTTCGTCAACGTTTCCTGCGGTTCTAATAAAGTCTGGCAGTTTGTTAGTTTGCATAAACGGTTTATGATTATAACCGTCAAATTTTGAATATACGTCTTCTTTGCTTAGACGATATACTAGGTCAGTTGACGATGAATTAATAGCATCAACAAGTTCAAATGGTTGAGGTTCTAATCTTACTAGTGATTCGTCAATTAAATATTCAACTTCAACAAAACTATCAACAGCACCGTAGTCTCCTGATTTAATTGCCCATTCTTCATAAAACTCTAGGCTTTCTTTATCAGCAGCACCTAGTTTATCAAACATTTTAGACAATACGTTTTTAGTACCTTTGTCAAGTATCATACCTTGATAAAACTTGTACTGACTCACGTCATCATTAATAATATTTTCTAAATAACGGCGTTTCTGATAACCAATAGTATGTTGTGCTAAACGCTGTTGTTCAGTATCAAAGTTATCTGTATCTAAATCAAAGAAATCTGTAAACTGTTCTGCTCTATAATCCCAGTTTGGTAAAAGAACGCTTGTTTGTTGGTTGTCAATTTTTTGCCAATTTTTAGTGTCAAAGTATTCTCCAGCAACAACTTTTGAAGTTGCACTGTAAAGATATTCTTTGTGTTTAACAATGTCACCAATTTTGTAAGTTTGGAATGGTTGCCAGTCGTTAATAACAACATTGTCAAATATAAATCCTGGAGTTGTTAGACCACCGTCCCAGAGAATAGTTTTATAACCAAGAACTTTGATACGTTCTTGTCTATATCCTGCACTCTTTTCGTAAATTGTGTCATTAAACACTGTTGTATTATCAAGCAATACAACATGTTCAGTTTGAACTAGATGTAATCTAGCAAAGTAAATACCTTCTTCGCCTAAACTTTCAACAGTAAACTTGTTGTTGGCTCTTGTTACTTCAAGATTTTGTATAGGTACTCTTGTGCCTGAGCTGTTATAAATTTCATAATCATAAAAATCGTTATTCAAACTGTCTACGTTTGTATATTCAACATCAAGTGAGAATGTTTGGGCACCTGGACTTAATGCAATAACTGTTCCTTCTGCCCAGTTTTGTGTTGTCCAGAAAACATATTCTTTAATAGATGTCTCCCAATCTTGTAGTATTTGATTTTCGTTATCATAGTTGTCAAATATAAATCCTTGTTCTTCTAGATATTTTGAATATCCAAAGATAAAATCAACAACTTCTTGAACTGTTTTTAAAACTGTTCCATATGTTAAAACTTTGTAACCAATTTGATCGTAAAGTTTTCTATAGAAGTAACTATTGCCGCCTACAGTTGGTAATGACGGCAAACGTACAAACTTAGTTTCATCAAAGTTTTCGTCACTGGTATGTGATTCTTTACATCTATAAAAGTTTCCTGCATACTGTACAGTTTTACCTTCAATGTAGTTTTTCTCTTCTGCCCAGTTAATAAAACTTTCACTAATTGCACCTATTGTTATTAATGTGTCGTTTTGAGAAGTAAGTACAGGTCTATATGTAAAATAAGGGAATTTTTGATCATAGCCTCTAATTAAAAATCCATTAGTACGTTTTTCAATAATTACACCACTGTAAGCAAGTACGTCAACTGGAGAACTTTTGTTTAAGAAAATTTCATAGTTCTCAGATGGAATGAAAACATTGCCTTCATTTAAAGGAGTACGACTGTCTAGTATTAATCTAAATTTAGACTTTTCAGTATAACCTGCAAGTTTAGCACCCAACTGGTTGGTTGCATTTGCTAGATCAAATTTGTAATTTTCAACAAAAGAAGAACTTGTTTGGTAAAGCCAATTGTTAACATAATCAATAAGGCCGCTTGCAAGAGCAGTGTTAGAAACTTTATCAGAAAGCCCTGCTAGGCTCACATATTCACCTGCGTATTTTACAATACCGGATACATCACGAGCAGTATGTGCTCTATCAAGATAAACACCAAATACTTGTGATGGTTTGCTTAAGAACCATGCTGCTAGTTGAGAGAATCTATAGGTGCTAGAACGTCTCCATGCATTTTCAACCGGTGCAAAGTCACCAAACTTATACTCACTGCCAAACAATGTTGCTTCATAATTTTGTGCAATGTTTGTAAAGATAGGATCTTTGAGTCTTCCGTTTTCGTCAACAGGAATAATATCTAATAAACCTGGACGACTAAAGTCATTGTCTACACGCTGATTTCCAGGTTCTTTTATACGACCTTCTTGTAAGTCTCTCCATAGAATTAAGTTTTCACTAGTATACGGAGCAGGACCATATGTGTCCTCCCACCATGTAGGTTGAATGCTGTATCCTAGCATTTCCCAAGGAGTTAAATGTGGGCGATCAGTATCATACCAGTATAGGTATATTCCTCTCCAGAAACCTGGAAGTTGTTTCCCATTAAATGAACCCGAACTGTAATTATATGTAAATGGTTCACCTTCGGCATAGAAGGTATTGTCAGTATAAGAAGTTGTTAAATTTTTGTGCCACTTTAAGAACATTGGACGCAAAATATTATTAGTTTCTGTTAGAGAATAATCTGTTGTTCTAAAGCCGCCAGGGTAAAAATTATAGATATCTATAAGATCATTAGTATATTGAATTTTAATATTATTATAAATTCTACGTTCTAATTCTAATATTAATTCATCTCTGTAATCATCAAAAGCACGAATAATGCTGCCGTCGTGTCCTTGTATTACATTTACAGGTATTCTTAGTGTAGTGTCTAAATATTTTTTAGGTTCATATTTAGGTAACATACCTAACTTTGAAGGAGTTGGTGGAATGTAGTTACCTACTAGTGTAGAATATTCTCTAATTTCTATAGTATCATCTACTGCTAGTGTTTTTAATATCTTAACAAAGTTATCGTCAATAAACTCGTACTCTGAACCTAGTAATAATTGTTCGTTATTCAAATAAACTAACAGTGCTTTGTCTTGATGTTTGTACGGTTCGTATATTTCTGAAATGCCGTAAAGTTCAAAACTAGGATCAACAACAGTATGAACAATTTTATTAAATGCTCTAAAAGGCACCATGCCACTGTTATAGAAACTATCTCCAACTTTGTTTGTTTTTGTTATATTTTCTAAAATATTATCAACATCTATATTAGGATCGTTTGTAATATTAAATGTTGTAATTTGATCTAAAAATGTTTTTTGGAAAGTATCATATGATTTTGCTGCATACTCAATTGCCTTAATAACATTTGTATCTTTGTTTGTTAGGTGATAAAGAGCAATATTTAATGGACCAGAATGTTTTACAAAACGTGTTCCATAACCGCTTAGTGTTGCAATATCTCTTAAATTTGTTACGCCGGGAAATGATCCTTCAAAGTCAGGATGAGCATTTGCAATAGACTCAACGTGATCTGTTATTTCACCAAGTGTGATATTAACCGGATTATCATTGTTAGGATTGTTTTGTAAGTTTAATGGAAACTCGTAATAGCCGTTGTCATTCTTGTTTTCTAATGACGTTGTTTTAATTATAATACCATCATTTTCATTAAGGTCAGCATCAAAGGTTACATATAAAGATCCATTAGCACCAGTTGTTAGTGTGTAATCTCTTCTAAGTTTATTGTTTACAAAAACTTTAACTTTAAGATCGCTAAGTTCTGCAGGACTGTCATAAACATCTATTTCAAAACTATTACGTGTAAGATCTGCAATATAATGTCTAATTACTTCTTGTTTGCTTTCGGTAACTGCTCGTTCCCATGCACTGTGATACCCAAATGTTTTTGTAGCTCGTCTCCAAACTTTAATGTAAGTGTCGTCTGCATTGATTGAAAATTTCTTTTCGTTTTTAACATATTCGTAAGTGTCACTTAGCAAGTTACATTCAAATAAAATATCACCAATGTTTGAAATACTTAGATATTTTAATGGAAACCCTAATACACTGTCAGCAGTTCCGTTGCCAACTGCAAAGGAAAATACTTTGTTTCCAACAAAAGAAGTTGCACCGTAAACAGATGAATCACTAAGGCTAACACCATTACCGTCAAAAAGGTCAAACAATGGTGGCTGGTTAGAAGCTGTTTTTTGTTGTGCTTCAGTCCATTGTGTTCCATTGAACCAGAATTGTTTACCTTGATTTACTTTACCTGATTTTACTATAACAGTGTCGCCAGTTGCAATTTCTATGTCGTTGTCAGGAATAAGAGTGATCAATCTTTCATTTTCAAATCGTATAAATTTAACAGTAAAAATCTTATCGCGAATTAAAAGATCAGTGTCTGCTGTAAAGATAACTCTCATGCCTTCAACAAGATTTATGTTATCAACATAATAACCAATAGAGCCTTCAATTTCGCTCATTATATTTGTTGTAGTTGTATCAACTAGATCAACATCGCCTATTCTATTCCAGCCATTGTTGTATAATTGTATGCCAGGAATAAATTCAAGAATAGGTCTGTTTGCTCTTGCAGTTTGATCAATAACTGGTGTTAGACCAACAATTTCAAAACTTTTTTCGATTACATCTTTATGGAACCAACGGTTAGCACGGCTCCAGTGATTACCGTCATATGCTGCACGGTTAATTGTAATGTAATCTTTGTCTTTTTCTGAGTTTTGGTCAAAAGGTACAATATCAAATGCTACATCGTCAAACTGTAGTTCTTCTAGTACCTGTCCCGGATATGTTGTTTCTAATTCTTGTTCGCTAACAAGAACAATTTCTTTGCCAACACCTTCTACGTACCAGTTACCTTCAGCATATTTTG